GGTTTAGAGACGTATCGTTTGGGATTAGCTTTAACAAAGTCGATAGCACTGTTGTAGTCCTTAAATTCAAATGAAGGGATAACTGCAAGTCCTGCCTTCTTCATAATGTCTTGACCATAATCACGGTCTAGTTCCATCTTGGCACCAAGCATATTAGTACCGATAATTGGGTAACCCTCTTCATGGAACTTTTCTAGTTCCCGCATTTGAAAAGCGTTATCCGATAATACGATTAGGTCTGCTTGTTTAGCATGAATCTGCCAGTTCTGAACTTGGTCAATAAGTCCTTTACCAATCTTAGAACGCTCCTGACCGTGTGGACGCACCCATTGTTTAACTTCGTGTCCTTCTGCAAGGCAACGAATACCAAAGTCAACAAGAGCACCAGCAGGGTCGAGCAACAAGATTCTCATGTTATTTCATTTTCTTTCTAGTCTTGCCTGAAGGTGGTTTACCTGCTCTAGCTTTAGAAAGAGCAATAGCAACTGCTTGCTTTTGTGGACGACCAGCCTTCACCTCTTTGGAGATGTTAGATGAAATAGTCTTTTGTGATGAACCTGATTTAAGTGGCATTATTTTTTCTTCCTTTGTGTTTCATAGGCACCATAAGTTGCTTTAATAATTAAATTTGCTGCACGAGATAACTCTTTGTCAGTTCTAGCGTTATTAATCATATCAGTAACTTTTTTAAATTCCGTTGGGTCTTTGATAATGGTTTTGTTAACATTTGCACCAATATTACTCCATAGTGTTTTCCCTTGTTCAACAGGAAGACCTTTTAAATAATATCCCAATTCTTGTTTAAATACTTTTTGACCAACCTCATCTTTACCAAAATTACCCATTTGAGTATTAATAGTTCTGTAATCTTTACTTTTAAACATCTCTGGTAAATTATCTCTAGCTTTTGCAATAAACTCTTTTTCAGAAGCGTTACGTGCAACCTTTTCAGCACCGCCTGGAATAAACTTGTTTACAGCTTCACGAACCTTCTCTTGTTCATTCTTGCTTAATGCTTTGAACTCATCTGATTTGAGGTTATTGATAACAGCATTACCATCTAAGGCATTACCATCTTCATCAAGAAATAGGTTTTTAATCTTTTTAGCAGATGAAGCACGAGATTCTGCAGGAAACTCCGAAACAATATGTGTCAAATCTTCTTTTAAACCTGCACCAGTTTTTTCAGCTAATGCTGCGTCATATCCAGCTTTAGCGTCTTCATATAACTTATTAACTGTTGCGTCTTTTCCATGTTGTGCTTGTAACTCTTGAGTAAACTTATATGTTTCACTTGTTGGGTCAGTAGACACCTTAACACCAGCAGTTTTAGCTTCTGTACCTAATGCAGATTCAACATCACGAGCCGCAAGTTTTGCTTCTCCTTGAGGAATAAACTTAGATAACTTTGCAACTTTACCAGCTACTCCAGGCATCATTGTATAAGCCGCAGTTTCAGCCATACCAAATACTTTTTGAGCTAATTTGGACTTAACTAAAAAGTCTGTTGTAGATTTCACTGGGGCTGGCATACCAGTAGCTAATCCAGCAAGTGTTTGTGTACCTGTGCCATAACCTAAATCTTTAGCAACAGATTCAGCTAATCCAGATGCGGCACCCATTACAGCACCGCCAGCACCAGTAACTAATGCTCCTGGGCCAGTAAAACCACCAATTAATCCTCCAATAGCACCACCAGTAGCAGCACCTTTAGCAATATTAGAACCATATTCTGACATTGGTACTTTATTAACACGAGATGGGTCAAATCCAAATGTTTGTTTGGCTATTGGAACTTCTTTACGAAGAGAAGTTGGAGCCATCAATGCTGCACCACCTTCAGTTACTTGTGGTGTTGTCAATCCAGTTGCGGGTTTATAGTCAGTTTTTGGAATATCGGCAGGAGCACCTTCTACAGATACTTTTGCTTCTGGCTCAGACTTACCAAGGTGAGAAATAATCTTTTCTTTAGCTTTTGAAGGGTCTGTTTCAGAAATATCGTAATGCTGACCTTGGTATTCATATACTGGCATAGTAGTCTTTAATCTAGTTTGATTGGGTCTTCTTTAGTACCAGTGCCACGAGGCTTTTCACCACCAATTGGATTCTTTGTAGTAAATTCTGTAAAACTCATATCAGGATTGTCTTGGGCTTCTTTTGCTGCCCTATCAATATCTTTTTGAGTAAATGGAATTGCTTTGCGAACTATGTCTAATTCTTGTTGAATTAAGGCTTTGCGTTCTGGAGCAATCTTAGGGTCACTCATTTGAGCTTTTGCAGAAGACTCAACAATACGACGCATCTCACCAAGTTTATCTAATGTGACATTAAGAGACGAACCAGCTTGAATGAATACACCTTTTTCAATACTATCTGTCAATCCAACTAAACCAGTTGCTGCACCACCAGACTCCAATGCCGCCAATCCACGAGCAACACCAGTCATACGAGTTTGTAACTTTTGTGATGTTTCATCTGATAATTTCTGATTTAATGCAGATAGTGGGGCTGTATACAAACTATTAAATTGTTTTTGTTGAAACATTGGGCCAGTAGTTGTAATTGGCAAATTAGCAAGATTTTCAAGTGCATCTGAGGTTTGCGTAAATGCTTGGATTACACGACTAGCGGCAGGAGATTCTTTACCACCGCCAGGGCCATTACGAATCAAAGCTACTAAATGTTGGTTTTGTAAATCTGCACGTTTCTCGGCACGGTCAGCAGCAGCTTCTGCACGGTCTTGAGATTCAATCTTGGCTCTCATAACAGGAGACATTTTAGAAAGTAATTTCTCTTTCATGTCAGGAGTCCAAGTTGTAGGCATATCTTTAGGAGGTTCAATACCAGTACGCTCTAAAGCGTCTTTTAAACGACGGTCATAGTCTACTTGGCTCTTTGCACCATACAAAGTAGAAGCAAAATCATCTTTAGCTTCAGTCTTTTGTTTTTGAGCATCTTTTAATGTTTCTTGAGACCTAGTTTGTAATATACGAGCTTCTTGTTCAGCTTGTTGAGCTTCTGCAGTCTTACCCATAGCTTTAAGATAACTAGCATCTTTAAGGGCTTTTTGAGCTTGTTGTGCTTCTGTTTGAGCAGTAACCATAGTTTGGTTAACTAATCCAGCACTTGTCAACTCTCCATCAGGAGTGGTCAGCTTAAATTGTGGGCCTAACATATTGCCAGCCATAGCCCCTAATCCAGCTTGTGGTTTACCACCTGCACCCATACCACCAGCCATACCAGCTAATGGTTGTTGAGGAGCCATATCTTGTTTGGCTTGTTGTAATGCTTGATTTTGTAACTGATATTGCTGATATGCAGTATCTTCCTGCCTAAATGCTCCAGCAGGGCTTGTTTGCAATACATTAGCTAATTCTGAAAGACTTGCCATATTAACTCACCGAAGGAGATGATTGATTGTATTGGGAATACAGTGTTTGTAATGGGTTTAGTACGTTTGCTGCTCCACCAGCTAACTGTTGTAATCCCAACGCACCTAGACCTGCTTGACCAAAGTTAATACCTTGTTGAGCTTGTGCTGCACCTGCAGGAGCTTGATTAGCACCTGATAATGTGGCTAGTAAGTTTTGTTGTTGTTGTAAGCTAGAAGTAGCATATTGTTGACCAAACTGTTGAGCTTGCAACAATCCACCGCCTGATACTAAACGACCCTGTGCAGCTTGTTGAGCTTGTTGAGCCTGTAAGCCTTGTTGAAGGTTAAACTGGTAACCTGGAGTAGAGGTAATGGTATTTGGGTTTGCCAGTAAGTTCTGTAACTGGGAAGCTGCTTGTGAACGGTATTGAGCGTATGGGTCTGCAACACCTGGTTTAGTAGCACCGCCACCAAGTAATGATGCAGCTTGTCCTAATTGTCCAATACCGCCTATTAATTGAGCGCCAGTCTTGGCATATCCAGCTAAGTCGCCTAGTGTAGTTCCTACGCCACCTTGGGCAATAACTTTACCAGAAGCATCAAGAATATCACCGCCTTGAATAGAACCCATTGAACCGTCTGCTAATTGGAATGGCGTAGCTTGAGCACCTGCAGCAGCACCTTCTAATTGAGCCGCAGTTCCACCCGCTTGTGCAATTTGTTCTGCAGTTAATCCAGCTTGAGCTAATTGCTCTCCTGAAAGTCCAGCTTGAAGTAATTGACTTGCAGTTGCACCATTAGATAATGCGTCTGCAACAGACATTGTTCCTGCTGCTGCTTGTGCTGCGGCATCTGCTGAAAATGCTAATGCACCTGCATCTGCGGCTGCAACATCTGCTCCTCCAGCACCTAATACAGGGCCTACAAATTCTGCTGCTGCTGCGGTTGATTCTGCCATGATTCTATCCTATTAATTTACCAAACACACGTTCAGTCTGTTTGTATCCTAAACGCTCAAATATTGCACCAACATCTTGGTGTACTTTAGTATTCATTATTAAACGCTGAACACCATAGCTCTTTAGGATTTCCTCGTTCTTAATGAACAATTTTACTCCTGTTGAGCCTTTTCGATAATCTTTAGATATAAAAAATATATCATTTGTAGCTGTCAAACTATCTTTATAATGCAAATTATAGGCAATAATGCAAATACAATAACCTATTAATTTACCGTCATCTCTAGCGGTAACAATCCTCATTACCCCAGCATTGCACAGTTTTTCATACATTTCATAGTTTGGATTGAGTTTAATAACCTCTTTATTTAAGGCTATTTCTTCCCAATGGTCTTCTAATAAAGGCTTAATTTCGTCAATTACTTGACTATAAGTCTCTTCTTTGTACTCAATCATGAATCCCCCTTTTCGACATCGACTTCAAAATATTCGAGTCTCAAGGGTACATTATCTTGGTGAAGTAAGTCAAACGCTCTTCTACGGCCCTGACCTAGTCTATGGACTTCGGATTTAGCAGTATTGAGGTTAACGTTCTGCCACGCAGAAAAGGTTTGGTAGTCATCACTGGTATAACGTAAAAGGGCATAAGAATCAATCTTATCGCCTACAACTTGAACGCTTCTCCAAAACTTACGTAGATTATCGCCACCATCTACTAATGGAGTACGAGCTAATACCGCAATTGGGTTACCGTCATCATTGTAAGTATTAGGGTCAAACTCATAGACCTTACCATTGGTCTCGTGTTGGATTAAATCCATATCCTGATACTTGGTATAGAACTGACCCTTAAAATAACCTTCTACGTTATTTTCGGTGGAAGTCCAATATGTCCAACCATTTTGAGCAAAGTCATATACTAGGGTATACCCTAAGTCTCTAAGGGTTAATACGTATAAGGAGTGCCCTGATGTTTTGATGCTAAAAGCATAAGCAAGGTCAGGATTGCAATTATTAATAATTCTTTCAATATACTGGTTAGAGATAATCTGAGGGGATTGACCAGACATTGCCATTACTTGAAAACCTTTTTGGTGGCTTGTACCCATCCAAACAAGAGTGTTATCCATTTGTATTAAAGAGTCTTCTGCTGCGGCTCCAAATTGAATGACAGAGTTCTGATATGGTAGAAATGGACTGCCTGGGGATGTACCTGCATCATAGAAGAACTCAATATGATGTGAGCCAAAAGTAACAATATAGTTAATTGTTCTACCAATGGCTAAAAGAGGGTCGGCATCAGACACTACACCAATGTAGTTAATTGCTTGCCAAGTTGTAGGGTCTTCTACGTTAGAGTTATAAAGCAAACCCTGAGGAGTCCCAACAACATAATACCCGTCCACAAACACCGAACCCGATACAGTAGTACCAGGATAAGAGGTAGTAAAGGTAAGAGTAACGGTTGCAGAAGCTGTAGCATTTTGACTTAAAGTTAAGGCAGTACCAAATACGGTTAAAACATAAGTGCCAAGGGGAACACCTGTCCCTGTCACAATCTGTCCAATCTGAATTGCGGGATTGGATGCAGATAATGTTACAACAGGCGTACCTGATATGGTCGTACCGTTTTGCGTCGTTATGGTGCCTTGTAAATCTAAAATGGTGCTTGTTGCAATGATATAGACATATCCGTGGCTCTCATTCTTAAAAAAGACTTGAGATTGGTCTACTGAGTAGATGAAATCATACTCATCTGAACCATCGACAGGGGTAGCATTAGCAACTCCATTGTCATAGAAGGTAGTTCCAATAATAGTAAGTAAGTGGCTACCAGCGGCAAAGATACCAAGTCCTTCTCCTGCAGTTAGGGTTTGATAAGACTTAAGTCCTGGGCGTTTAACGGCTGCAATAGACTCTTTCTTCTCTACTTCAATAATGGCATTGCCTAGCTTTGAATCCTTGTTTAAGGTTCCATCACGACTACCAATGTTATGAGCAAGAGGTATACGGCTAATTGCCATAATTAGTTCCTAAAACTATTAGATTTAGAGCAGTTCTCAGATTGAGTAATTACCCTAAGATTATTTTCAACGTGAAGTCCGCATACAGTTTTTCCACGCAACGGAACAATATGGTCAACGTGCCACACATCTAATCCTTCACGATTTAACATTGCAGCTACAGAATAATAGCATTTAATTCGTTCAATATTAGCCCATGAAGCAGTAGCATTAATTTTTGCTGCGTCATAACGAGCGCCATTTTCAGTGCATCTAGCACGATTGTTTTTTTGCCATGTTCCTACACGTACTTTAATTTTATCTTTATTAGCTTGATAATATTCTTTATCAGATTGTTTTTTGGCATCTACATCTTGAAGTCTACGAGAATTAACTTTAGCTTTAATCTTTTTTTGATTTGCTAAATAATATTGACGTGCATATTCTTTTTTCTTGTCTGCATTTTTTTCAGACCATGCTTTAGAGCGAGCTTTACTAGCCTCTCTATATTCAGGGTGATTTTTGAGGTATTCCCTCATGTATTCGTTTTTATTGCGTTGCATCAATTTCGGAACCTATAATCGGGCGAAAAGGAAGTAGAAGCCTCTTCTTGGCTCCAATCTGTCATAACTTCTTCATACTTAGCGGCACGTTGAGCTAGTTCAGCACGTACTTGTGCAGGAACACCATACTCAAGGGCTAACTGGTCAGCCAAGCCAAACTTTAATGTATTGAACCATTCAGATGGAAACTGAGGGATTGAAGTAGGCGTTAGGATGTCTGAGATAGGTTGTTGTACCTGTAGGTGAATAGTCCATCCTGCAGCATTTGGGTTGTTAAATACATACAATACGCCATTACCTAACTGTGGGTCGTAATAGACCTGATTAGGAGTGCCAGAAGAGGGTTTATAGCCCTGTTGCATATACTCTTGACGTGAGATGACCTGAAGGGTTGTATCGTTCCCCTGAGGGCTTCTAATGAACGCCATGACGACTCTTAATGGGCGGTCACAGACTACATCTCCTGTTGGGCCTAATGTGTAGGTATATTGACCTGCTATCATAGGTACTGGGAGGTCTTCTACTAACCATAAGGGCATACCCTTAGTCTGTAGTTGTTTGATATACAGATTTAGGGCTTCTGAGCAGTTCTGATAGTCCTGTGGGGTTGGGCTATCTCCAGCACCAATTACTCCCAATACACGGAGTGCTCCATTAATAACTGCGTCCCTAGATTGTGAGTAAGTGGTTGTCATATTATTCCGCTTTTGGTTCTTCAGTAATTAAAGCAAACTGCTGTTGGAGCTTTTGAAACAATGGAAAAGCACCTGACTGTGTAGGTAATTGTCCCATAACTTGAACAATAAACTCTGCTTCTTGGTCTTCTAATGTAAATGTTTTCATATTAAGCCCAAGGCAAATTTTTAATTTTTGGGAAAACTGGAGGATTAGCAATTAATTGTAGCTGGCCATCAACGTCAGATTGAATATTCGACATAATATTTGGCAAATTTTTAATCCATTCAATAACTTGTTGTTCTGTTAAATTATTAAAATCTGTATAACTTTCATTAGAATTTTCTATTGGAAATTGTGTGTTTCCTTCTACTGAAGTGCTATTTTTACCATCTGTTCCAGTAACTATATAATTTACATTAACAACATAGTCATTAATTGGGGCTGGAGGAGAAGAAATTGTTGTTAATGATTTTATTTTCCAAGTGTATGTATTATTCATTTTATTCCTATTTAATTTTATTTAAGCCCAAGAACTTACATTTGAAATACTACAACCTAAAAAACTTATACCAATATATGCTTGAGGAGATAAATTTGAGCCAGATGAAAAATTAATAATATTACTATTACTGTTTTTCCAAATTCCCAATTGTAACGCTGTAGGGCTTGATGTATTTGCAAACACAGCATCAGGAGTGCCTACAAAATTAATTACTGAAGAATTATTTGTTGCATAACATACAACACCTTTTCCAGAAGAATTTAATTGAACTAAAAAAAACATCATTGCACTATCTGTAGTTACAGTCATTGTTTTGCTATTTTGTATAACAAATAAATTAGTAAAACCAACAGCAGTTGCGCTATTAGTTGCAGGACTAATTGGAGCATAGCTAGAAAAAGGCATTCCTGGTTTTCCTATGCTATATTTAATTTGCGATACAAAATTAGTAGTACCAATTGTAGGAATTTCTACTTGACCAGCATACCCAATATGTATAGTAGTAGCATCATTATCTACATAAGTACCTAAAATACCTACGTTTTGAACTACATTGTACCCATTAGTAGAATTTATATATAAATCATTAGTTGTATTACCTTCTAAATCGCCACCTATAAAAGTATTGTTTGCCGCATTTGTGTTTAAATTAACGCCATATCTACCATTAGTTTCACAATGAACCCCAACAAAAGTATTTTTAACAGCTTTATCTACATAAATACCATCAAGCGTATTATTAGAAGCCGATAACAAAGTACCTGTGCCACCGTTACTATCTACAATAGATTGATTATCAGAAAATACAAAACCATAATTATTAGCATTAGAAATACATTTGTCTAATCGCCAAAGATTTGCATTTACTGCTGGAGTGGCTGTAGCAGAACCAATAGTAAAACCTGAATCACCCATATTGCTTACAGTAACTCTGGTTGCATTAAAATAAGGCCCAACTACATATATACCTGCGTTTGCATTTGCAGTACCGCCTTTTAAATAAATATCCTCAATAGTTACAAAGCCTTGAGTAACTTTAATGCCGACATCATTAACTTCTTTGAGAATTTGTGTAGCTGCGGTGTACCCTGTGCCTGTTTGTTCAATAGCACCATCACCATACAGCTTAATACGCTTATCAATCAATATAGTTGCAGTAATTTTATACACTCCTGCTGGCATATAAACTGCACCTGAAATCGCAACACTATTAATAGCAGCTTGTATTGCAGCTGTATCATCCGTTGTTCCATCTCCTACAGCACCGAAATCTTTAACACTTACTGTTTCAGCAAGTTTGAGATTAATAGGTCTATTGACTGCTCCTACAGGTGAAGAACCACCATTTTGTAAATCAATCTTTGGTATTAAAGTTGTCATTTTTTGCCTGTAAAATTGTTATTTTTAAGCGGTTAAATAAGTTATGTTAATAGTATATTGATAACCATTAACCCAAGTAAGATTTCCGCCTGTAATTGTTTGAACATTAATTTGTGTAGTTGAATTAAAAAATGGAACATAAAACACTCCAGTAGCAGCACTTTCTCTAGCAGTTCCAGATAATTGAAAATTTCCAATTAAAGAATAAGGTAAATTTGTAATAACTAATTGACCAGCAGCAGTTCCTACTGTTGTTAAAGTTACTATAGCTGTTAAATGTACAAATCTACCAATTTTAGTGTAATAACCGCTAGAAGTATAAGTTGTTATTGTTCCTGTTGAAGATGCTGCTGTAGGAGTCCAAGTACTTTCTTTATAATCATCCAATGTATTTACATCAGTAGAATTAGATTGAGTAGCAGGAAATGTAACGCCAGCACCTGAAGCAGCAGGAGTAGCTGCTCCAACACCAACAGTTGTACCAAACTTTCCAGTACCAGTTACAGATAAATTGTTTGCTCCTGGGTCTGTAGTGTTACCAATAGATATACCGCCTGAAGAAAATATTGTTGCAGCTAAAGTGCTATTTGTTGAAAATCCTAAAGAATTTGTTGATGGTAAATATATTCCATTTGACGGAATACTAGAGCTAGAAGGAACAAAATTACCAGCAGATAAAGTTGTTCCGTTATATGTTAGTGTAGAACTAGAGTTAAATGCGCTTGTTCCATTGCCATAAGGAATATAACCAGCAGTAAGAGTGGTTAATCCTGTACCTCCATTAGCTACTGGTAATGTACCAATACCACTTAATAATTGTGCAGTAGTGGCTACAGTATGGGCAGATGTTCCGTTACCATAAAGAATACCAGTTAACGTACCAGCTTCGCCTGTACCACCATAGGTAGCCGAAATAACGTTACCTTGCCAAGATACTGAACCTGAAATACTGCTTGAACTATTAAAGTTTAAAGTTGCAGTACCCCAAGATACTGTGCTAGGAATATAAGAATGGACATCCCAAGTTCCGTTTGAAGTGCTATTGGTTAATAGAATTAAATGAGCAGCACCGCCAGCTTGTAGTGCTAATAATGATGTGCTTCCGTCATGAGCATTAATTTGAACGGAAGAATAAGTAATATTGTTATTAAAGTAATATGTATCACCAACTGTCAAAGTTGTTGCATCAGGCATATTAAATGTCTGAGATGTAACAGAACCTGTAACAATTTGATATTGTGCTGATGCAACAGTTAAGTTGATTGGTGTAGAAGACGCAACAGTAGTTGTTGTATTTGGAATAAAGTTATTCGCAAAGACGTTTTGGTTGCTATCTCTTAAAACGACAGAATTAGCACCGCTAGAGGCTGTTACACCAGTTCCACCATAGGCAACTCCTACAGTATTACCATTCCAAGTAGCTGTTGTAATTGCTCCACTTGAAGATAATTGCATCAATTTGGTATTGGCTATACCAGCGTTATACCATTGGAAACCATCTCCAGCAAAAGCACTAAAACGACCAAAGCCAGTTGCGTAGTCCATTACTAGACCATCGCTAGGAGCAGTTGCTGTAAATGTTCCTGTGGTTGCTAACCCAGCAGAAGAGGTTAATTGACCGCTAATAGCTTGGTCAGCATTAAATGTGTTTGTCTCATCTAGCTTTGGAAAGTCATTAAGACTTGCACGAACTAAACGAAGAGACACCACAGCACCTGCAGCAAACGCTGTAGCAGATGTTCCGTCCTGTGCTCTAGTAATAGCAAAAGTAGTTCCTGTTACAGAAGTAACTTTAACAATCTCGATAGTTGTTTGAGTGGCAGCATCAGCTAATGTGCAATAAAAATATTGAACTCCAGTAGGAGAAGGAAAGCCTGTCGCAGATGTAACCGACATTGAGGTTGCACCACTAGTAAGACTACTAGCTAAAGTAGTATTACAGTTGTTGGCGAAAAGCATATTAGCCATATATATTTTCTACAAAAACAAATTCAACTACATCTCCAACATTTAATCCAGAATTAAATGTAACTACTGATGTAGATGTTTCTGCATAATTTAGATTTTTAATTTGTTTACTTCCGTTAACATAAACAGATAAAGAATTTACTCCAACTATGTAAGAAAAAGAACTAATAGTAAATATTGTTTGTCCTTGCGTTGCCGTTTGATATTCTTCAAAAATGGTTACTGTATCTTTACTTGAAACAATATAATTTAAACCAGCAGCAGTAATACGCAACTGTACGTTATCGCCAGTATTCCAGTACAAAGGTGTTGTGCCTTCTTGTCCACGCTCAATAGTAAAAATATCACCGTTACGTGCAGTACACTTTACAATCTCAATGATTGGGCCGCTTAGACTGATTAAGCTAACGTAGAAATAATCTCCTCCAACTGGGTTTGGGAATAATCCTCCAGCATTAGCAGACACCTGCATTGTTGTTGCTGTATTGGTTATTCCAAAAGCCAAATAAGTGGCTGCGTTATTAGTATATAAAGGACGGCCCATATATTATCCTAGTGTATATGTATCGTTGACAGTAAATCCATCAACTAATTCAATTGTTGATTGTACAATGCTGTATTCGTCTGGAGCTTGTGGTCTAGAAACTGGTACAGACATATTGTCTCGTACACCTTTTACATAGTCTTGAGGCTGGCGAATCTCCCAGTCGTAGCTACAAACATACAGCCCATCCCAACGTAACTTTAATTGCGAGAACTTATATTTGTGACCACAAGCATCACATATACCGTTGTAATCGCCATTACGTAAGAAATCTGCGTGACCCATATTAAATCTCGTCTGGAGAGTAAACTGGGATGTCACCAATACAGGTGTAAACGTTACCCTGGTTAGTACCACAAGTCATAATCAATCGGTAAGTATTATCAGCGACACCGCCAATAACCCTTTGAGATGCCTTGCCTAATGTAAATACGGGTGTTCCTGAAAGGATGGCAGATGGATTTGTATCTGTACCTTGTGCTGTAATAGCAGTGCAATTAGCCGAGGTTAAAGTCTCGGATGTTTGCAAAACAGGGTTAAAATCAAAGCTAAAGACCTCTGATTCTGTAGTTAATTTATACGAAAACTGGCTCATTTTGAGACCTTTTTATTACTTGTGTTTGCAAGGACAGTTCGTTGCTTGTAAAGGTCAACCAATCTGTCTTTAAATTGTACTACGCTTAAACGCTCTTTATAAAGCTCTGTTACCCTGTCTCTAAAGTCTACTGTAAACGTATACCTTACTACAGCACCAAGTCTGTTAAAGTAAGCAGCGACTAATGTCACTATTGTAGCCGAAACTAGGGTGAAAGTTCTATACATTTGCTTAGTAAATGTGATAGTTGTTTGGGAAACTACAAAAAATAGCTTAGTCGGCAGCTTTGAGAAAAACACGGTATTACCAACCCCTAAAGCCAATATTTTGTGAATAATTAGACCACGTATTAGGGTAATTACTGATGTCGATAAATAAGATATTAGCTTATTTAAAAACCGACCAATACTAATGGTTGTAGTACTTAGGTAAGATAAAGTCCTAAAATAGCCAAAATTTATACTAGATACGCTAGTAGATAGGTAGCTTAATCCCTTGGTTATGCTTTTAAATAGCTTGCTATTATTGGTTACGGTATATGACAAACTAACCAAGTGCATTGCCATACTTGTCAAAACGACAATGGTATGTTCAATATAAGTGGTCATAAACTTGTTTATGAACCTTGGAATGGTAATGGTAGTGGTTACCGCATAGGCTAATAGCTTACGGTAATAGTTTCCAATAGTGGCAAAACTGGTAGATAAAACGCTTAATGTTGTTTCTACCATCTTCAATAAAGTGGCAGAAGAGGTTGAGTTATATGACAATGTCCTAAAGAAACTCACTAAACGAGCCATAGAGGTCGAACTAGTAACTAGGTAGCTTATGACCTTATATATAGGCTTTAAAAGCGTTACAGAGCTTGTAGACAGGTATGAAAGGGTTTTTGAAATGCTTTTTACTATTGTTACTGTTTCGGTTACTGCATAAGAGATAGTTTTAGCTATAGTCCTGCCAATAGTTACTGTAGAAGTACTTAAATAGGCAATTAACTTACCAATAGTCCTAGATATAGTTACTGAGCTTGTAGAAAGGACGCTTAGAATTCTAGCTAGTTGTTTTGTAATGGTTGCTGTAGAGGTAGATAGGTAGGTTATGTTCTTTAAAATAGACTTAACAATGGTTACTGCACTTGTAGATAGGTAACTGATGGTCTTTGTAAGGCTTTTAATTATGCTGACTGTAGAAGTAACAGCATAGGTAATAACCTTAGATAGGCTTAGTAATCGATTCATTGTTGCCGTGCTGACAACGGTGACCGACAACAAAGCTAGGTGAAATGCTGATTCTGTTAATACAATTACCGACATTTCGGTAATACTACTCATTAACTTTTTAATTGCCCTGCCAATGGTAATGGAGGTTGTAGATAGGTAATTTAGAGCTTTACCGTAGGTTTTATTAATTGTTGCTGTAGAAGTTACAGCATAAATAAGGGTTCTAAATAATTTTAATACTGTGGTAATGGAACTAGTACTCGTAGAAGTAACACTTAACGAGGGAGTTAATGTAATATTATCTCCGTCATTAATTGCTACTCTATCTATACTAGAACCATTAATTGCCATTAACTAAACTGGACTTTAAAAGTAAACTGAATGGAGTCGCCATTGTTCAATGGGATGCCACTAAAGTCACCTTTTACAAACAAGTTACCAGAAGTAGATGCGTCAAATAGACCAGCGTTGGTGATTGTCTCACTTGTGCCAGCAGTCTGAGTGCCTACAACTTGGTATGTATCGTTTGTTGTGCTAGTTGTTACTTGAGAAGTTGTGCCACTAACACGAGGCAATACTTCTGTAAATAATGTTGTATCAGTTGCGCTAGTAGTACCTGCACCTGTACCCCAACCAATGTATTTAGGCTGAGTAGCTGCACCACCGTTTAGGTAGTTGGTAATAATAGCTTTTCCTGTGTTTACTAATAAGGTAGCCATTTTTTAATTCTCCAAATAATGCGTTTAATTGGGTTTTTATGCCAGTAATCAATAACGCCCAATTCCTCTACTGTACCGTCTGCACGTGTAATAGTAGCGATAATCTGTGCTTCTTTAGCGTTAGTGTTAACTACTTGCATATTAATCTTTGATAATTTCTAAAACAATGGTGAATGATGTGAGTGCCGTTGTTGCAGCGCCACCAAAAGTTGTCAACGTAATTTTACCGTTAGGTGTTGTTGCGTTATCAGTAATACCACCAAATGACGCAGCTTTGATTTCGCCACGGCCAGCACATTCCCACAACAAAGCAGGTGTTGCACCATCCCAATTTAATGTAACTTGGATGCCGTCTTGAATGTCAAAATTAATACGTTTAATACGCACTAATTTTGGAATTGTTCCTTGTGCATCAATTTGACTTAATGTACTTGGGTCAAGAACCACGTAGTTGGTAATATCACCAGCGTTCACCCAGCCAGTAATCTTTAATGTTGCGTTGCGATAACCATCATTCAGAATCTGAAGTGGAAGAATCTGTGTTGCCATGATTAGTATCCGCCTTTAGGCTTCTTTGCTTTAGTTGATTGCATCGGGTTCTTAACTTTGTCTTTAGTAGGCTTTTGAACTGGAGCTTTTACGCCCATTCCAATAGACTGACCTTCACGTAATTTTTTATTAGGCATAATTTTTTCCTTTAAGTTAGAGAAAAAACCCCCTAGAGACCTTTTGGGAAACTAGGGGGAATCGCTCACGTGCGAGTTAATTAAACTCCAGGTGTGCCCCACAATGCACGTGGGTCGCCCCAACCGAAGGCATAACGCTCATACGATTTAGCCTTAGCATTCATCGTATCAAAGTCATTGTCTTGGTCAAACGTGATTGCTTGACGCTCTTGGTGAATCATACCTGTATTCATAGGTACGTTAGCACGAATAAAGAATGCTTTAGTACTTGTGAGGTAATGGTTCATCTTGATACCTTCAGGCAATGCGTTAGTAGCGTGTAATACGTTTACAGCGTTACTTGCAGTACCAGGAGGGTTAGCACCAGTGTTGTATGAATATACAGACTTGAGAATGCGATTAGCTTCAAACCAGTTGCTTGGGTGAACGATGATAGAACGTGGCATCAAGTTGATGCGTAGCCCACGGTCGTTCAACGCTAACATCTGTTGAATAATCAAGTTCTCAATAGCGGCTTCAGACAAGTTAGCTGCAGTAGTTAACAAGTTGCTGAATGTACCACCAGAGGTGTTAGGGTGAGTTGCGTTCAACAATGAAACACCATCGCCACCAGCATAGCTGTTAGAGAAAGCGTTGTTGTATACGTTAGCAGCAACGTTCTCTTTGGTTTGACGCATAGAGAAAGCGTTAGCAGCAGCACGACGCTTGGAAACAACTTCATAGAGGTTGTCAGCAAGTTCTTCTTGGGTAACGATGTAGCCCAAGCCGTATGCAACGTTAGTTAAACGAGTTACGAAACCTTGAGTCTCAGAGTCGTAAACAACGCCTTGACCTTGTGGTTTTTGTGGAGCAAGACCAAAGCCAGTAGCTTGGACGTACTCTTCGTAGTTTTTGTCAGATGTGGTTGTATCGAACAAGTCTGTGTATTCGATAGGATGTTCATTGTATGAACGACCCCACCAAGCCTTAATACCAGGCCACAGTGCTTTTGGAAACGAACCAGTTGTAATAATACCAGCCATTATTTATTCTCCTAATTAAATGCCAGCAGATGGACGTAACATCTCTGAGTTGTTGAACAACACAAAGAAACGTACATAAGGCCCCAAGATGTTACCTGGGATTGGTTCAATTCCAACAATCTTCAATGCTGCAGTAGAAGATGTGGTGGTACCAGTCAACACAGTTGCGGACATCTGATTTGAAATAGAAGGAGCAGCTACAGTGTAGGTTGCGTTCTTGTTCATGTCAGTTGTTGCAAAAGTAGTGCTGTCGCCTTGGATGCAATAGACTTGGTCTGGGTCATCGTTAACGAGCAGGTAGTAGGCTTGTGACTTAGAAGCAGGAACGCTAGTAGTCGTCAAGTCAATGTTTGTACCCTGAATAGAAGGGTTGTTTGGGTTAGCAAGTAATACGCCAGTTACAACACCACGAGGTGTTTGACCAGACGCACATTTTGCTACTTCAGGTGTACCGTTGGCATCACCACCGTCAACTGTGTAAACTGTGTCACCGATGTAATACGCAGAGGTATCAGTCGATGGAACATAGTAAATACGTTGTTGTTGGTTGCCTGGGTTACCTGTACCATAAATCACGGCTGAAAAGCCAAATGGTGCATTAAGGTTTGCCATTATGATAAAGCTCCAATTAAATTAAGTTTAGTTCCGCTTAATCGAGATGCCAGCGTTATAACGCCCATCTTGACCAACGGCTCCATTAATATTTCCACTAGCAATTGCGTCTTCTACCATCTTGTTTTGAGCTTCAATGCTGGCCATATCTTCCTCATGCCATTCATTTTTAATCTTCATCAAGTATGCGTAAAGTATATCGCCTTGCTGTGTAGTTCCTACCTTTTGTTTGATTTTGTCACTCATGTCGACGTTTGAAGGCGTTACGCCATTCTCTAACTCTGTCTCACCTCTTGTAACAAACTCATATCCGCTATCTAGTGCTGATTCTACGTTCCCATCGTCATTCATCCAGCAAAGGTGATGACCAGGAATTTCAAACTTTACAGCCAAAGTCAGTCTTGGAACACCAATTGAGTTACGTCTAGGGCGTTGAGCCTGTGACCGAACTGTCTCGGTTTCTCGTTCAGATACCGAACGAACTAATGTTTCAGGACTGCTTTCTTTTTTGCTTACTCTTGGCATTGTAATACTCCTAACTTATTTTAAGTGATTTTACTATAAATACAATGGTTATTCACCAAAATATTCTTTTAAATAGGCTTCTCTTGTAATTAAACCTTGCTTTTCAAACTTCTGACAAGCTGCTTTAGCTTCAGGAGGCAAGTCGTTATATCCCTTACCACCCTTTTGATTAGACTTAGGAGCAGTTGTTCCCTCTACAGGAGATGGTCTTGCACGGTTAGTATTGGTAAACTTTTCAGGATACATCTTTTTAACACGCTTAGTAACCTCGTCTAGGAACTCAGAACCAATCAGTGTTGGGTTTTGACGTTTGATAACTTCACCGATTAGGTTAGCTTCGTTGGTCAATTCTGTGTCTTTGCCAAACCAAGCATTTTCTTCATTCCATTGAACGAATGATGGGTCAGGTTGATTAGATGCACGAGCAGCTACAGGGTCAGGTTTACGAGCTTTAAGGTCATCAATAGCGTCATCAATCTGCAGAACCTTGTCTCCGTCACCAGTAGAAATAGCTTCTTTCTTTTGGTCACGTAGGTCTGCCATTGCACGGTCATAAGCCCGTTTTTCAGTCTCAGCATGGAACTTTTTAAATTCGTTCATTGTGGACTTCATTTCAGCCACTTCACGCTTTAGGAAGTCGTTGTCTTTTCGCAACAGAGCATTAATCTCTTTACCTTTTTTTACAAAGGTTTCTGCGTCAACCCATTTATCTTCTGGGCCGTTATAGTCTTCTTGGGGAACCCAACCTTGGCGTTTTGCCTCGGCTAACGTCTCTTCATCAATATCAGGTGTAGCGTCAGACTGCACACCTGCTTCTACTTCTTGGGATGCTGAACCATCTAATGATTCAGGTGCTACTTGGGCTAATTCTTCACTCATTTGCTATCTCCTAGTTTGGTAAGGCATATATCTAAATCGTTTAAGACTCGGTATTCGATTCCGTCTTCTGATTCGTCTGGGGTGATAAGTTGACCAGCGTAACGTCCAAACTTGACGTAGTCACCGACTTTACACCAAGGGGATTCTTGGTCGGAATAAGCAGTATTCCCAACTTCGACGACGATTCCACCGTCTTGACCAAGCTGTTCTCGCTTAGTAACGTCTTTGGGAATAATAATGCCGCCTTGAGATACTTCTTCAACTTTCGTGACCTTTACCAAGACACGATGTCCTGTTGGCTTCCATCCTGATGTATTCATTAGACCCCCGTAATATCTTCATAAGTCAAATCAAGAATTTGATTGATGGAATATACCCCACCCAATGCAAACTGATTTTCCCCGTCAGTTACAAACTGTCGATTAGCCCACGCCTCTTGGGTTTCAACTTTAGCCTTCTTTAAAAAATTAAAGAATTCCTCAGTTACGTGGTAGCTCTTCCATTCCTTGAATTCCTGCTCCGTCATTGCTTGATTCCTTATCTAAGTTTTGCATCATCTCTATTGACTTAATAATCCCATCTACGTGTGCTCTCTTAGCACCGATTTGGGCTTCTAACATAGCTATAGCATGACCAGATTGAACGCCATCTGCTTGTTCAAGTTCCAATACTGCTTTAGCTTGTAGCTCCGTAATCTTGGCTTGTTGTAGCTCTGCTTCTTGCATGAGCTTGGCAATACCAAGTTTAAATTTGAGTTGGTGATTCATCTGACGCTCATCGTTCTTCATCTTCTCGATTTGCATTTTTTCCGATGGGCCTGGCTTGATAGCGTTAGGGCCTTTAGGGTCAGGGAGAATCTGGTCAATAGCGTTTACTTTGAGTGCATCTAAGTAACGCTTTTGGACTTCATACATATTGAAGCCACCAGAGGATTGTGCTAACTGTAATACGGCTTGTGCTTGCATCTGACGTTGACTATCTGAAACAACATTAGGGTCGGCAGCAGGTTTAACTAACTTCATATCCATAGAATAGTCGTCAGGCAACACGAATTGTAGTTCATTGTTGTATTCAAACTCTACTGGCTCACTTGGCAGATAGAGTTGGTTTAGACGATATAGCTTTTGGAATTCTTCTTTCATGGCTCTCCAAGTACGCTTGTAGATACCATTAAATACTTTCATACCCTGCTCTACTACGTTACGACTTGTCTCAGCAGGAGTATTTTGACCAGGGCTTACGCCTGTCATCATATCGGTTGCACCAGCAATACGCTCACCATAGTTGATGAGGAGTTGCAATAATTGGAATGACACACCGTTAGGTTCACGGATAGGCAATGGGAAGATGTTGGCACGTAAGTCATCGCCAGTACTGTCTACACGTTTCCACTCATGTGGTTTGAATGTGTAGTCGCCACCTTTAATCTTAACGCCACGTCCTAAGAATCCACCACCAGTAACACTCATCGTACCAGCATCAATCAACTGGTTAACAATCGTGTTTACCGAATCATTAGTAGGCCCAAGCAATACGCCAAAGCCAAGGTCATAGAATCCACCGTCTGGGCTAGGTACAAAGCCATACTTTGTGAAGTACTGTTCAGGCTTAATGCGGATAATTTCACCGTTGTGGTACTCAATCGAGTCTTCAAAGTAACGGGCGACAATACGGTAGATTTTGCCAGTGTCTCTACGGATGTAGGCAATGTACGGCTCTTTGTATCCATCTTCATCAAAGTCATGCCAAAAGTGAGTTTCAAAAAATTCGTAAGGGGTATCAGGGTCACCTGATTGCTGACGAACACCTTGTGCGTCTTCTTTAGCTTGGGTAAGCATAGAGACGTTAGGAAGACTAGGTTGTACTTCGTCTTCTACTTTTAAAAATACGCCACGTACCTGACGCTCGTGCAGGTCGTTGCTTGACAATAGAATTCTATGTGAGACTCTTGGGGATTCTGCAATTGACTTGGTGTAGTAATTGACAATGAAATCATTAGGAAGAACAAGCTCAGAGACATTATGACCTTTTACTGGGTCAAAGTAAGACTTCTTGATTGCGGTACCAGCAATAGCTTGAACCAGCAAAGTCTTGTCAGTGTTCTCTTCCCAACCTTCATCTTCTTCCATTACTTGGTAAGTCATGTGACGGGAGATGCGGTCTGCACGTTTGTGCATTTCGCCATCGTCATCTTTACCGTACACCTTACATTTGACCACTTCGTTGTTGGAGATTAATGCAGGGTAGGCACGACTATGATACTGCATTGCAGCAATAGTAATCAAGGGGAACTTCACATTAGAAGCACCAGGCCAAGGGAACGTTTTACGTTCAACTACTTGAAGAGCCAACTTGCTGGCTTTCTCATTACGCTCTTCCCAATCTAAACGGGAAGTTAAGTCAAGATTGATTTCATCCATCAATCGGAAGCCTAATGAGGATAACTCCTCTGAATCCATATCTTCAGCGATATTGGGGGAACGTAGGAGTTCTTCTATTTTCATTGTTTACCTTGTGAATTCTTTAAAGGAAAATACCACAGGATTGTAGCATAGTCAATAGCCTGTATAGACTGACTGACCTTCAAATAAACCGCCACCGTATTCTTTTTCGTACTCTTCATCGTCTATTTCTTCTTTAGTCGGTGCCATAGTTACCTTGTCTAAAGCTAGACCAATATAGGCTAGTGCATCAACCTGGTCATCGTGCTGACCTCTTGGAAATACCAACATTTCATCTATTAGACCAGCGTACCAGTTCTTGTCCTTATTAAACCGTACCCCACCAGCCCTCATACGAGCCTGTAATGGTTTAGCACGTTGTTCTTTGTCAACCTTTGGGGTGACTGCGTGTAGGTTAATGTACATTCCCCGTTTAACCATCTCGGCATTTAAGAACGCATCTAGGGTATGTTTAATCTGCCCTTTCTCTGCTATGAATAGGTTAGGTTCATATTTTTCTTGTATCCAAAACATATTTTCGATAATTTCAAAACCATCCCACCTGCCACGTCTTATATCGACTACGTGTACTAATCCTTCTTGGTCGATGCCCGCCACCGCAATAACGGTATAGTCAGACTTGGTCTTCTTTGTAATAGCAAAGTCAATTGCCGCATAATACTCAAGGTAATCAGGAGTATCGCTATGAATAAAATCGTCCCTATGAAAATAGGCATTTTCAGCGTCGATAGGCTTATTGAGATATTCCTGGCTATATCCATCAGGGTTTCCTTGGTTAATATAGGATTGTCGGATTTCTTCTAGTTTGGCTTTCCCGAGCTTCTCAGGCCATAGTATCTCGGTAAAGTCTTCATTGTGCGCTGCAAAACGTTCAGAATCCCATAGGCTATCTTTTAATAGGCGTTCTAAGGCAGAGTCCATGTGTAGTACAGTACCTACCATCCGTATCTTGCAGTATTCTGAGCCGCAAGGGAATAGGTCATTAAACAACCAGTTACGGAACTTCTCACGACGCTGTGGGTTCATTACCTGTTCGGCACCCTCGGCATCGTCAATAATGATTAGGTTAGGTCGTTTGCCGTTCCACTGTAGTCCTCGGACTTCTTGTTCAGAACCTTTAGCTATTATACAAAACTGGTGTCCGTCTAATAACTCAACTACCACCTCAGTCTCGGTGTCCTTTATAAACCGTTTTACCCCAAACTGGGACTTGAGTTCTTCATTGACCAGAAGCTCAGTTTTGATATTGGCAAGGAACCTAGCAACCTGTCCTTCGGTCTTGGAGACTAAAAGGATGAAGTCACGGTCACGAAAGAGAGCAGACGCTAACGTACCAGAGAATGTAACGGCAGTTGTTTTGGCGGTTCCACGTGGAGCAGCGACTACTACTCTAGAACCTTCTGAACAAAACTTATCCCAAAGAACCCTATGAAACGCAGGGATTGCCTTGACTGCATCCATCCGAGGGACAAGAAACACCCTTACAAACCCCTCTATTAACTGTGCGTCTAGCTTCATGTAATGCTTTCCTAGTGAAGTCTAACAGGAGTTGCATATCATTCCTAATGCGCCATCCTGCGTCTAACCTTGCTTGTATCTCATCTAATACTTCTTCCGTTACGGGCCGAGATAAATCCGTGGAAGGGATTATGTTACCCATCATTTGCTTTTTAGATACTCGTTTACTTTATCTAATAATTGTAACTGGTCTGGTCTATATGCTTCTTTAATCTCTTGTGGCTTCCATTGACCAAAAGTATAACCTCTAAAGTATGAGGGTAAACCCGAACGCTCGTACCACTCTTTATACGTGGGGGTGCGTTCTTTAGGGTCTTCTTGCTTCATCCTAATGACTTCGTCTGCGTATTGGCGTTTTAAGTCTTTCTTTTGATTGTCGTCTAAAGACTTCTCAAAGTCTGAATATATCTTTTTAAGGGTTGGGTCAGTATTGACCATGTGGTGAGAAACAATATCCCCTGCCACATCTTCAGGTCTAGTTGTGGGTTTATATACCTCCACCCCTAGTTTATTGATGTCTATATCTTTTGGCCGTGGTCTATCTTTAGAGCCTTCTTCTTTTTGTGGCCAGAATTCCAAGAAAGGAACATCCGCTTTATCGGTTAATGACTCTTTGTATGCAATTGGCACGGAAGATAGCTTTGGATACATTTCAAGGGCTTTTTCATACCTATTAGGTTCTTTTGCCCTTTCCATAGCTTGCTGTGCTAGTGGGTTTTGTAGCCCTAATTGGTCACCCATTGGATTACCCATCGGAGGTTGGCTTGCACCGTTTTGGCCGCCCATAAACAAGCTAGACAAGTAATTATTGATGTAATCCATATATAGAGGAGAGTATAACCTCTAAATTTGAAAATTACTATATACGCAGGAAAGCGATATTGATTTTGAGTGAAAGTCTCATTTTCCTATAGAGAGAGGAAAGTCTAAATTTGAAATTTGGTTGCGTCGTCGGAAGCGTGGTTATAACTATATTAAGCACAATCCGTTTCCCCCTCCCCTACCCAATACCTAGGGTTTACCCTAACCTGTATGGATATACAGCGCTGCCTGGCAAGGGGATAGCATGGTGGGGGGAGTGTGTCTCCTATATATAGAGAGAGTAATTAAGGGGTCTCCTTAGCCTAGGGGTAGCCTTGGGGAATTCCCATGAGGGGGCGGGTGACTGTGTAGCTGACCCATACGGGGTAAAACGGGGTGAGATATGTCTTACTCTCTATGTATTCCCCTATAGTCTTATTCTCTCTCTATTTAATGGTTTAACTAGGTTTGTATAAGGTTTAATGTCGGCCGCTTCATAACACTTTGATATTGCTTAAAAAATAGGCAGCGTTGTATCTTTACAACTAAGGGAATATCCCTAGTAAATATATTACAAAAGTTATTTGTATTGATGTATAGTTCTTACATGGCATCGGGGGATGTCTAATTACTTAAAGGGAATACATCATGCTAGGAATTACTACTAAATACTTGTCACCTACAAACACAAGGGGAGCACGCATCAAAGCATCTGTATGGAATTGGGCTAAAGATAAAGAAGAGAGCGTAACAATATCTTATCCCCATGCTTTTAGCGGCGAGTTGTGCCACTTTGAAGCTGTAAAAGAATTGGTTAAGAAATTAGACTTGCAGGTGTCTATTAACAATATGCGCTTTGGCGGTCTTAAAGATGGATATTGTTTCACCTTTGAATCTTCTGTAGTAAAGGGTTAAATCATGCGTAAATTATTAGACCAAATTATCAATACTCTTTTGTTCCTTGCGTTAGGTTTTACGCTAGGCTATCTCGGTGCAGTAGCTTTGACGGGGGTTTAATCGTGAGTAAATTTATTGTGACATGGGTAAGAATATCCCATTTAGCAGAAGATATAGAGGTGGAAGCGCAAACAGAGGAACAAGCTAAAAAGATAGCCAGCCAATTATTTACGGGTGGAGAAGAGGTCTACGCAGAAGAGTTTTGTAATGACATAGAAGAGGTTGAAGAAGAAGAGCAACAAAAGAAAGATGAATGGCTTAGACAGACTAACAAAGAGATAAGAGAGGGGGCAGTATGACACAGACACAACGCTTTCACTACACACTTACTAGGGCTTATGGCCGTGGCTTAGTATCAGCCCAACAGATAGCCGAATTAGTAGCCATTTACAGGGGTTTTAAATGAGAGTTCCAGCCATACCCATTACAGACCCACGGTTCCAGTATGTCCCAGCAGCTAAAACCGACATAAGAGACACATTCAGACGAGCAAGGGAACAAATGCAGACACAGAAAGAGCCTATTCTGAGTCCTGGGGCGTTTGTTCTACCTGCTGAATGGTTTGAGATTTTGGAGTGATGTCTATTGCTTCTTGGGTAATGGTTCGCAACTTATCGGCCAATGATTCAATCGTTACATGGTTTATAGATGTGGCCTTACCCTGTAGCAACTGATTAGCTTTTAATGTTACATCGGCAATTGTGGCGAGGTGATTGGCTTTGACCTTTGTTCTAACGTGGCCTTCATTGGGTATATAGGTCTCATCCCCATTTATAAGCCTTTCCCCGATTTCGTCATAGGTCTTATTGATAATCTGCCGCTGTTTAGCTAGTAGTTCATCCTTATAGTTTAGGAGTATCTCTTCAACCATGTTGTGCCACCAAGACTTATTTTTCCATTGGAATGCTGTTTGATATGGCACATCGTGTTTACGGCAAACGGCTGCTAAATTGGGGTCTAAAAGGTAATCATTTACAAATGCAAGCCGCTTTTCCTGTGAATAGTTTGAGCCTTCTTCGTTTAAGTATCTTGCTTCCCATTGTTCGGGGGTCATGTTACCCATTTTCTCTTTCCTTTTGTCCGTAATAAGCAATCAATAGGGCTTCTGCTATGTTATGGTCTTTCTTCTTAAACTGCACCGAGGGGAATAAATCTTTTGAAGCCTTTAGTGAGTCCTCTTTACTAGAGACTTCTAGAGCCTTTTTCCATTTAGATGGGGACACAGTATAGACTGGAATGTTTAAAGCTCCCAAAACGCCTCTAATCGCTCCGTAGGTATCCCCAAATGAGAACACCGATGCTACACCCTGACCAGGCCGTGAAGCTACCCCCTCAAGATAACATACCAAGTCAGGGTAAACCCTAAGTATGTTGCTTAATTTTTCAGCATCCACTTGTCTTTTGATAAATCCGCTTTTAGTCTGTGTCGGAATGGTCTCTAGTAGTTCAATGGCCGACCCGTCAATAATGGCAAGTCCTCCGTCTAAACCTGGGTCAATTCCTAATATCATTTTTTATCCCTACAAGAGCAAACTTGACCGCTTGCATCATAACCAATACCAAAACAATGTTTGCACTCTTGATTTTTCTTGAAAATAGCATCCCAATTATCCCGATACTTTTGAGGGTCAGGAATTGGTCTAGGTTTGCTGCCTTTACCTCCGTCACTCATTGAAATTCTCTCCCGTGTGTGTTTCCGATTGGATTGATTATCAGGTAATTGTGCGTCATTAGCCAATGGTAAGTCTTTGCCATAGCCTCAAACCATTCTTGCTTCTTTTCTAAGTAAGTTCCTGCCCCTTGGTCAATCCTTGAATGGCATTTTTGACATAGAAATGCAATGTAGCAATCGTCAGCTTTTCGTCCCATTCCTTTTCCATGCTCTAGTAAGTTAGAATGAGCAGACACGGTAGTTCCGTATGAACAACAAATTGCACAGGGCGCATCTTTTGCTAATTTTAGCAACTGAGGGTTACGGTATGGCTTCGTCTTGAGATAACTAGACATTTGCATTAGCCTTTTCCATAGTCTGCCATGCTGAAATCTTAATCTTAGCTGCTTCAATTAGGAATCGGAGCTTCTCATCTTCATAGATGGCCTCTTTCATAGCTTCTAAATGTGTAATATATTCAACATTTTTATAAGCCTCTCGTTCTTGAGCATTGACCGCCATATCAAGGTTCTCTGACATGAGTTGAGCCTTAAGGGATTTGCGGTATTCCTCCATATATACCCTATTAGAACGGTTTACGGCTGCAGCTTCAGCAGAATCACGCAAAAAGTCTAGAGCTTTCTCAATATCACGCTGACTTATCATTGTTTGCCTCATAATTTGCATTGGCAATCTCTACATATTTCTTAAAATCCCCATACCAAGTCTTTTTACCTGTGTGTGACACGTTAATCTCAGGGTGAACGTACACTTTTTCACCTAAATCACGCCACTTTTGACAGAATGCTACGTCTTCACCAAGTAATTGACCATCTACTACCTTGGTCTCAAATACATGACGATATTCTTTACCGTGGTCGGTGTATTTTTCTGACGCATCCCACATCATCTTGATTGCACGTTTAGAGATACGCATAAAGCCAGTTCCCACGGCACGAGCATCAATCAAACCATAGTAAAAGTCATATTTCTTATCAAAGGTCTTGACGTTATAGTGAGATAAATCATTCTTACTGACTACTGCCCCACCAATGACATCCACAGTCGGAGAAATGAGATTGCCAAAGTCTTTCTGCTCCCATCCCTGGTCAGCATCAATAAAGATAAGGTCATCTACTTCTGCTTCGTAAGCCATACGGAATAGCTCATCTCGTGCCTTTTGAATCAATGAGCATCCCACAATAGTTTTGAGGGTCATTTCAATTTCATTGAGAATACATAACTCCATAGTCTTGAATATGGAAGTCATAAAGTCTAGTTCTAGTTTTCCGTCATAGCACGGAGTACCAATCATTATTCTACGGGGTTTATTGTCCATACCATTCCTTAAAGTATTCTGGTCTATTCTGTTTAATCCAATCTTTTGGGCCATCTATTAGCTTTTTAAAGTCTCTGCCAATAGACTGTGAGCCTACATGATGCACATAAGACCTTGAAATAAAGTTCAAATAACCTGCTTTAATGAGGTCTTTACACATCACATCGTCAGAGAACCAATTTATCGGTGGAAACTTAGCTTGTGCAAATGTTTCTTTATTGATGTAAGCAAATAGCGGTGAGACTATTGGTGATTGAAGAATATTCTGTTCAGGTTGATGAGCTATGCTTTGGTGTGGCCTAACCCAATCGGAACGTGCAGCAACAAACCCCAAATTACGTGGGTGTCGGTTTTTGAGAAAAGTTACATCCTCTACCAATAAGTTATAAGAGTCAGGGTTTACCACTATATCGTCATTAGCAATAATGATTTCGTCGTATTCTCTAAATGCCAACTCCATGACTGCGTTATAGTCATCCCCAAAGTTACCCATAAACCCTTCAAATATCATTAAATTGACATCTGGGTTATAGATTCTGACGGAAGTTTGCATCACCGATAAGCTACGAGAGCCTACGGTACACACAACAATAGGTATCATAATTATTGCGTGACGATAGGGCTAGGCTTAGGCTCTGCTGGCTTTAACCATTCTTCTCGTTGGCGTAAGAATTCTTTAGCAAAGGCAAATCCAATAGCAGTCATCTGTTCCATTGGTTTTTCTAATTGCTTGCCAAGGTCACTTGATACCATAGCTTCAATAACGGCTAGGGCTACCATGTCTGACATCATGGCTGCTTCCATAGGGAAGTCTTTAATAGCATCGGTTTGTTTCTCGCTCATTTCTTTTTCCTTTTTTCTAACTTACGTTCATCAATACACGGAACTACATACTTACTAGTGTCAGGCTTCTTACCAATACGGTAATCACCTTCTTCTGCATACAATACTTTAATCTTCGGGAAGACCGTCCTGAATGAATCCACTACTTTTGCCGTTTCGGGCATTAACATTCGGTTTTTTGTCTTGCTGTCCAAAGCGAATCCTTAAAATTCTTGCTACCTCTGGGCCACTTAACGTGGATTTGTAATAGGATGTTTCAAAAATAATTGCGACATCTTCCACATCAATGTATGTTGGCATTTTTACTAATCCTTAACTTGTTCATTTCTACTGTTGGTTGATAATTCATCATACTTCTAGCTATGGTAAACACTTCTAACTTACTCATTGGCGGTTCACACCGTTGTACATTTTCCTCTTGCAAACAGGCTTGAATTGCTTTAAACGAAACTCCCCTACTTCTTAATGCCCCACCTATACTACACAGATACGAACTTCGCAATCCTTCCATGATTTTTTCGGAGGCGAATTCAAGCTCTTTATTTTTGTTAAGTAATTGTAATACCCAAGCTGGAGCTTTGACAATCGGACACTCTGAAGGGTCGCTGCTTGCTTCCCATTCATAAGTTCCCATAAGTCCTTTTGAAGGTGCGGCAACGATGTATCCACCATCACCACGAGTATCAATACCCCTGCCCAACTTACCAGCAGTAGTCCTAAACCCTTGCTCATACTGAAAAATGATGTGACGACCTGAAGACTGCGTAATTGCTTCAACTGTGTCAGGAATCTTGCCGTATTTATTTGTAAGCTCATCTAATGAATCTCCCCCTCCGTGTTTTGGGTCAATGTCAATGACACCGATACCCGAAATTGCCCCTGTTGCAATACCAATGTTGGCTTTTGGCCAGTGTTTAAACCATGTGTTAATTGTATCTAAATCTGTACTAGCAGCTTTTAATCCATTCATTGTCTGTGGATGTTTTCCTGCGCTAGTGCATCCTACCTTACCACAAGTACATTTACCATCAATGACAGAATGTAAAGGTAATACGTGCCATCCTCGTTCTGCATACTCTACTGCGTGGTCTACTGCTTTCATGCGTTCATGCCTTCATGCGTTAATGCGTTCATGCCCGTTTAGCTCCGTGTCTAAATGCAATCATGCGTGATTTAATATAGTTAAGTGTGTCTAGTGAGGGTATACGTGGAACGTCATTGAGTCCCTTAGGCCATACTCCACATTTATTACGATACATCTGCGCTGCAAAGCCTCTTTTATACCCTTTTTCTACTTCAACATAGAGAAGCTCGGAATAGAGGTTTTGCTTGTCTTCCATTGTGACTTTCTTCCTGGTAACCTCCAGTAAGTCCCCCTCCTGGACATCAATACCCGCATCTTTCTTTTTCGGAACAAATCCGCAACATGGACACGAATACTCGTGCTTTTTCCTGACAAAAGCGCATGACGGGCAGATGCGCCCTTTCTCTTCCTGTACCTTCGTAGTTCTTTCCACCTTCTTTTTAGTCCCATCATCTAATTCCTGTGGTAGTTCATCGGTTACAAAACCATGTGCTTGGGTGTTTCCTGCATGGTCTAAAATGATTGCATCTTCTTTACTAGAGTGTGTACGTAACACACGCCCTGCTTGTTGTATATACAGCATGAGGGACTTGGTTGGTCGTGCCATAATAAGGCATGAAGTCTCAGGATAATCAAAACCCTTGTCTAGAATGCCTACGTTAAATAATACTTTGATATATCCCTCTTTAAAACTTTTGACCGTCTCTTCACGTTCTTTCTTTGGCATATATGCGTCAATATGGGCTGCACGGATACCACGGTCTTTAAATTGCTCGCATAATGCTTGACTATGCAAGACATTGACAGCGAAGCCAATTGTTGGGCGGTTCTCTCCTCGCTTTATCCAAGTATCTACAATGTCTGCGACGAGTTTTGGTTTATTGACACGGGCGAAAAGCTCTTTTTCGTCATAATCGCCCCCTATCATCCTGATTTTGGTAAGGTCTGGCTTACTTGGAGCAAAGACTTTAACGGGGACGAGGTAACCTTCGTCTGTCAGTTTGGATGTAGTGGCACCTATCACTAGGTTGCTATACATTTTTCCCAGTCCTTTGGTAAAAGGAGTTGCTGACAGGCCAATAAATACGGTATTTGGCATGGCTTCCATCATCTTACGGTGGACGTTATAGGCTACGTGGCACTCGTCAATAATGACTAAATCTGCAGGAGGAGTAGCTCTACGAGTCAGTGTTTGAGGACTACATACTTGATTAATAGAATGAGGCTTATAACGAGGGTTATCCGCCATAATAATTCCGTGGTCAATACCTTCATAATCTAGCCTTTTACTGGTTTGTTCAACAAGTTCAATGCGGTCAGCAAGGAATAAACACTTCTTACCTTTTTCATTTGCTTTCCTAATCATTTCAGATGCAATTGTAGTTTTGCCACCACCTGTCGCAAGTTGTAGAACTATGCGCTTGTGTCCACGGAGAATAGCTTTTCTAAGGTCGTTGATGGAATCGACCTGGTACTGCCTTAAATTGTTCTTCATAAACTCTATTATCTCACTACTAAAAAAGAGTACTAGTAGGGACTTTCCCTATGTAAGAAAAAGTTTCCCGAACGGGAAGAATTGATAAAAAAGTGTGCAAAAGTAGAAAAATATTCCCGAACGGGGCATTTTGTAGAATTTAGTAAATGACTCATTAATAAGGCTTTAAGTTATTTAAGGACTCTTTAATAAGTCTTTAACTTTACAATTCTGTCTCCATAACTTTACAATCCGTCGGAATAACTTTACAAATACCGACAATATGTATATTTTTTGCTGATTTTTATACATATAAATATCCATGTATATACAAAATATATACCTTTAGGTATCAAATAAGAATCATTCTCATGTAAATTTCATGCAAAAAATGGTCTTTTTGATTATTTAATACTAAGGTAAGTTCCCGTTGACTTTGGTGAAGATGAACTCAGCCTACCCCATTACTGAGGTGGCCTTCATCTAATTTGACTTATGGAGCCAGATAGAACCCGTCAGTCTTGCGAGGAATCGGCACTAACTTCGCCACCGATATTGCGTTGTTACATCCTCTTACCCTGCTAGTAACGCTTGTATCTAGGTTGCTACGATGTCGTTAGAGCCGCCAACCTAAACCGCAGAAAACAAAACCCCTTGGGGTTACATTAAGGTGACTTGTTTAATAAATGGCTCTAATTCATTTACTAAACACTCAATGCAACCCGAAGGGGTCTGGTTTAGAGCAATTGTACTAAGCAGAAGTCACCCTGCCAATACAGAATACCACACTTTTTAAATTATTCCAACTGGGTGAAGAAAGATTTATACGGAACCCCATACTTCTTGTGTAAAAGAATCTTATATTCATCTGGAATGGCCTTTACCTTGTTCCAATGAAATATTCGTTGTTGGCTAACTCCCAAGGCTTTTGCCGAAGCATTTAACGAACCGTGTTTTTTTACAACATAAATAAGTGGTAAATAAAACCTATCTGTAGTACCCGTTTCCACATTTTCTCCTATATCTAGTATTAGGGAATATACCACAAAATATATTTGCACAAGTAATATTTGTAGTGATATAGTTTAATCTCACTAACACAAAGGGAGAAGTGACATGGGATATGACAGTTGGTTGCAAAGCGGTGCTTATGACAATGAAGATGAAGAAATCTACATTGAGAACAGAGTTCCTGAGTTGATGGAAGAAGAGGACTATGACCCTTCAGATGTATCACACATGGCAGAGGCTATCTCTGAGGCTTCAGAAGATGACCAAGCTACCATCCGTGACTACATTGAACAAAAGGATTGGGCTAAGTTGGGATTGAAGTTGTACGTAATGTCGTACGACTACATGGAGAAGTTTGCTGAATCTGCAGCACAACGTGAAGTGGAGCAAGGACTATGAGAATACCGCCTGTAATGCCCGTTATTCCGCTTGTGCCAACTCACAACAAACAACCACCAAAGGATAGAAAATGAAACAACTATTATTATTAAGCATTACTTTAGTCGGATTGACTATGTGCCACTATGCACCTGCTCAAACCACTCAAATCATTACGCCAGACGGTAAAATGGTTACTTGCATTCAAAACGGACAGCTAATTACCTGCTTTTAATATGACAACCTTTACATTTGAAGACTACACACCATTTGAACCACCTAGAAAGGCATTAACAGATGAAGAAATCGACGTTATCGGATTTAATCTTAACTATCCGTTCTCTATTCGAAAAATTGCTAGGGCCATCGAAGTCGCCCACGGAATTGTCCAGGAGAGCAGTATCCAAACCAAGGAGAGCACCAGTGAAAACAGTTAAAGTACCTGCAGTAAAAAAGACTAGCGGTAAAGTAGTCAAGGCTAAATCTAAACAACAGTCACATGATGATTTAAAGACTGAGGGTCAACGTGGATTTATTCTGTCAGACGGAACATTTGCAGGGCGTGAAGAGGCTGCAACAGTAGCCAAGAAGGCCAAGCAAGTTCCTAAGACTGTAAAGAAATTACACTTTGAAGACTTGCGGAAGAAAAAGAAATGAAATTTAACAATGTTGAAGGACTGCTTATTGTAATCCTCTGCATTACATCAGTTGTGGACACAGTGGTTAATATCTTAACTTACATTAAAGGGTGATATGGGTGAGGTTATAGACTTTCCAGACGGCACAGTAGGAGATGTACCAGTAGATGGTGTTCTTGATGGTGCCAAGCTATTGCAGATGGTTTGCATCATGGGTTACGACAAAGATGGTAATGAATACTTTGCTAGTAGCTCTGGGGACATTAAAGAGATTAATTGGTTGTTAGATAGGTATAAAAACTTTTTACAGGGGATTGCAGATGACGGGGAATAAATGGGACGCTTTACAAGAGTTCAAAAATTGGTGGATGAATAATGGTTGCCCCATAGTTCCTCCATTTGAAAGTCCTATTCACTGTACTGATATTGCCTATGCCTTGTGTATATACAGGTCAGGAAGATTCCAAGTAGAGCTATATGTTGTCAAGCCCAATACAGAGACTACAAAGCATAGTCACCCTAATATTGAGTCTATCTCTATGTACCTTACTGGCAATATGTCATTTGCTAAAGAAAATGGTGATTACCTTGATTTAAGTGCATTACAGAAAGAAGCAGAGAATGGTACTCATGTTCTTTTAGGCACCGTTGCAGAATCAAACGATGGTCAAGTTCATTCACTTAAAGTAGGCCCTGAAGGTGGTGCTTTCTTAATATTTGAATTTTGGAAAGATAGAGACCCTGTATCAGTAACTGTACATTGGGAAGGTGATTTGGTGGGAGACCAACACGCACAAACGAAAGGTAGTTATGTGGTCAACAGTTGAGGAGTTTAGAGATTGGTACATGGGTAATGGTATGCCAATCAGACCACCATTTAAAAATCCAGTATTTGTTACTGACAATGCAATGTCATTGTGTTTGTTTCGTGAGGGAAGGTTTCAGGTTGAGTTGTATCTAAATGAACCATTTGCCACCTCTCCTCCACATACTCACCCAGGTGTCGAGTCTGCATTTGTCTATCTAGCAGGAAATATTCAATTTAATCTTGAAGGTAGGGATAACCCTGACGCACAACAATGGCAAAAACCATCACCTGAAGGCTATCATATGTTGTTTGGCAAAACTGTTAGCTCTCCAGATGGAATTCCACATTGGTTAAAGATTGGGCCTGAAGGGGGAGCATTCCTATCTTTTGAATATTGGAAAGACCAAGACCCAGTATCGGTTACGGTAAACTGGAATGGGGATTCAGTAGGAAAAGAGCACGATAAGATTTTAAACAAGGGGGATAAAGTGAGCAAGATACAAGATGCCTATGAAGATTGGGCGGAAGAGTGGAAACCAGTAAACAAAATGCAACACCATCCAAGCAGCTATGAAGGATTTGAAGCTGGATGGATGGCTGCTATTGAGGTGATGTTAGAACGCCTAGAACTGGCTAAAACATGAATTTAAAAGATATGCAAACTGACCTAGAAATGGTTGCTGTTCAAGAGTTTAGATTTGACTACCATCCGTTTTATTCTTATCCAGTAATTTATACAAAGCATGGTTGGAAAAACGCAAAAACTGGTGAAATAACTTGGGAAAAAGTTAATATCGAACCATTGGGAAGGGCGCAAAACAAATGATTGAAACTCTAGTCAAGCCTGTCCCATTAGATAACGATATTGCCGTAATGAAGATATTGCATTTGATGGGGCAGTTAAGCCCTAAGGACATTAAACACGTTTTGACTATTGGTATGAGTGTATACAAGGTGGTAAGCAAGGAGGAGCCTGTTGATTCCAGCTATGCGTAACGCACAGGCTACCCATGTAGACTTTGGATTCTTACGAGGGTTTATACCTAGTAACCCTAAATTCATGCCATCTAACATTGATATGGTTCTAGAGCGTAGAGGCGTATTTTTGTTTGGGGAGTGGAAGCGTGAAGATGAAGAAATTAGCCAAGGACAAAAGATATTACTGACCAATCTAGCTTGGCACCATACGGTTATAATTATTACGGGATACGTAGACGACAAGCCTCACATTGGGTTAATTCAAAAGATGACCCCAACTGGTAAGTTAACTGTAGTGGGACAAGGTGAAGAGGACTTAATTAACTTTTTACGTGGCTGGTATGTAGAAGTAGAACGAGGTATTTTGTAAATTTAGGAGAAGTGATGATTGATTATTCTGAAATGAAAATGAACATTCAGAAATTAAACGAGCAAATTTATAGTTATATGAATGCTCGTAATGTAGTAGCAGCACAAGAAGTAGCAGAGAAGTTAGAAATGTCAGCAAGTATGTTAAAAAAATACATTGACTGGATTGCAACACACAAGTAAAATTTGTAAGGGAGGTGGGAAAATGTCACAACAAGAACACTATGAAACAGTCATGCGTGAGCAAGAGCAGTTAGAGGCTCGCTTACAGGACTATAAATTTCACAAAGATAAGTTGGAATGGGAATTAATGTCAGTAACAAATGACATAGAAAAGATTGAAACTTTAATAGCGCAATTAGAAAAGGAGTTAGGTAATGTCTCTCACAGTTAATGCAGGTAACGGTGGTGGTGGTGATTTTGAACAGTGTCCAGCAGGTTCATTTGCTGCACGATGCTACCAAATTATTGATTTAGGTCATCAAACCTTTGAATGGAAAGGTGAGGCCAAAGTAGCACCTAAAGTTCGCATCACTTGGGAACTCAATGAGATGATGCAAGATGGTCGTCCATTTTCAATCTCACGTGAGTACACAGCATCCATTGGTGATAAGGCTAACCTACGTAAGGATTTAGAAGCCTGGCGTGGTCGTCCATTTACAGCAACCGAATTACAGAACTTTAGTCTTGAGAATGTATTGGGTGCTCCATGTTTGTTAGGTGTGGTACATAAGCCATCTAAGGACGGTTCTAAAGTTTATGCCAACGTAGGCTCAATCATGGCTTTACCAAAAGGTATGGCTTGCCCTGAGTTGGTTAACCCTGCTGTCAAGTTTGACATCGGCACCTTTGACCAAAAGGTATTTGACGGATTGTCTAGCTATGTTCAAAAGAAGATTCTGATGAGCAAAGAACTAGAAGAGAATGGGATTCCACAGACTCGTCAAGATGAGCCTGTAATTGAATCGGAAGAAGTACCGTTTTAATATCTGGGCGGAATCGGGGATTCTCGAAAGTAGCCCTTGTTCGGACAGTGCAGTAGTAATAAAGAACACGGAGAGGCTACCCCCGTCTGCATAGGTAGCCACTAATTTAGGGGATTTAGGGATGAAACTTACAAACAAATTTAACCTGCCTGACCCAATAGTCAACGCAGTACAAAACCAAGGGTATACCCCAGGTAGTAGTGATATTACGGTTACGCAGCTAATCCAACCGCCTTTGATTCGTCAATTACGGATACAGCACGATAATGACATCGAGGAAGATGCTTCAGACCGTGTTTGGGCGTTGTTTGGGACTGCAGTCCATCACCTGCTTGAAATGGCCTATAAAGGGCGTACAGCACGTGTAGAGGAGCGAGTCTATGCCGAGGTATCAGGATGGAAGTTAGGGGGCGCATTCGACGTTTTAGAGGGTTCTAGCCTATCTGATTACAAGGTGACTTCCGTATACTCTTCAGACGGCAAAATTGAGTGGGAACGCCAGTTAAACGTCTTGAGATGGCTATTGCATAAAAACAACACAGAAGTGACAAAATTGAGCATTACAGCCATTTTTAGGGATTGGAGACCTCGTGAGGCACAGAAAAACCCTGACTATCCTAGAAGACCAATTATGACCCTTCCTGTACGGATGTGGACACTAGATGAGGCAGAGGCTTATGTCAAAGAACGTATTGCATTGCATCAATTAGCCGAGCCACCAATGTGTACAGATGAGGAAAGATGGACTACTCCTGAACAGTGGGCTTTGATGAAGAAGGGTGGCAAACGAGCTATCAAACTATATCCGTCACAAGAGGGTGTTACACTCGGCACAGACCAGTTCTGGGAACATAGACCAGCTACTTACCGACGATGTGAAGATTACTGCTCTGTTGCGAAATGGTGTCCTTTGTGGCAAGATGTAACTTTCTAAGGAGAGTTTATGTTGACGCAAGAATTGGCAAACAAGTATTTTGAATATAAGGATGGCACTTTGTATTGGAAAGAAAAGACAAGCAACAAGAGTAACGTAAAGATTGGTGATGCTTGTGGTCGTCAAAACAAAGATGGATATATTCAAACAACGGTACATCACAAACTATATGGTAATCACAGGATTATATTTTTGATGCACCACGGATACTTGCCAAAAGAGATTGACCATATTGACGGAAACCCATTTAATAACAGGATTGAAAATTTAAGAGAGGCTACGAGGGCCGAAAACCAATACAACAGAAAAGTTGGTAAAAACAACACATCTGGTGTAAAAGGTGTAAATTGGCACAAATATAAACAGAAGTGGACTGCTAAAACTAGCGTAAATGGTAAGAGGCATTACTTGGGATATTTTGACACAATTGAAGACGCTGCAAAAGTAATTCACCAGTTTAGAGAAGACAACCACGGCAATTTTGCTAGGTAGTATGGTCTAACGTAACCTTTTAAGATAAACTAACAAATGACACGGCAAGCACTCATCCCCCACTTCCCCCCGACGGTTCCCCTCCGTCTAGCTTGTCGTGTCACCTATTAGAGATTGATATGACTACCATTGTTGGCGATTGGATTAATAAAAAATTAGTTGCAGACAGTCAGTTTTCAGATGATGATTCTGGTATTAAATACTTTGAAGATAAGATTATTGCAATAGAAGGTGGTTACCTTGGTGTTGCAGGTAGTTGGGTAGATGGGGAAAAGGTTGTTGATTATATAAATAAGAAACAAAAGACGAAACCGAAACTACATACCGATAGTTCTTTCCTAAAATTGACCGATGAAGGTCTTTTTTCTTGTGGAGATGACCTAGAATGGGAACGAGTTAGAACCTTTATGGCTATTGGCAGTGGCTCAATGGCTGCAGAGGTTTGCATGAGAATGGGATTAACTGCAGAAGAAGCTGTCAAATGGGCGTGTAATGTGGACTTAAAAAGCCACGAGCCAGTCAAAACATATAAATTGGGCGAATAACATGGTACAAGCACGATGTAGCGATGAAGATTTTATAGAACTGTGGCGAAAGCATAAATCTGGAACCAAAGTAGCAAAAATATTAGAGATTGATGTCCGAGCGACAATGGGGCGACGAAAGCGAATAGAAAAGAAATACAACATTAAATTAGAAGCAAAAGAATATGGCACTCCTAGATTAACTATTCCTGAGAACAAAGTCCGCACCAATCTTTCTATGGAAAATGGAACGATTGTTGTGGGTTCTGATTGCCACTACTGGCCTGGATATGTCAGTACCGCCCATAGAGCATTTGTACATTTAATTACACGTTTAAAACCACAGGGAATAGTTCTTAACGGTGACATTATGGATAATGCCACGATTAGCCAGCACAATAGGATTGGGTGGGATAAAGCCCCAACTGTGAAGGAAGAATTGGAAGAAGTACAGGCTCGTCTAGGTGATATTGAGAAGGTTAGACCTGCAGGAGCATTTATGCACCGCACCATTGGTAATCACGACCTACGCTTTGATGGCAAATTATCTAATGTATTAGGGCAGTATGAGGGCGTACCTGGTATGGCACTAGCCGACCATTTACCTGGATGGACATACAGTTGGTCATTGATGGTTAACAACACTTGTATGATTAAGCACCGTTGGCATAATGGTCAACATGGTGTATTTAACAACACCCTTAAATCGGGGGTAAGTATGGTTACAGGTCATCTACATTCCTTGAAAGTGACTCCGTGGACTGACTATAATGGTGACAGATATGGCGTTGACACAGGAACAATGTCGGCAATTGGAGGAGACAAGTACATCTACACGGAAGACTCGCCCGTCAATTGGCGTTCAGGATTCGCAGTACTTACATTCCGTGATGGAGAACTTATGCCGCCAGAACTTGTACAAGTCATTAGTGAGGATGATGGATTGGTGTTCTTTCGAGGAGAGGTAATAAAGGTCTAATATGGATATTAAAGTCAAAATCATTAAGGAAAACAAAGATGGTTCAGCCAATGCTCAAGTCGATTTCGATAAAGAAGGGCTTGAAACACTTGTCCAATGGGGGCTTGTTGCTATGCTTACCAAAGCAATTGATGAATACAAGGTTAGACCCGATGAAGATGAAGTCACTCTTGAGCCTGAATTCCCAATCAAGAAAAGGAAAAAGAAATGAGGTACTATCGTGAACCGTAATTGGGATAAATGCTTTGACCTAGTTATTGTCAACGAGGGAGGCTACGTTGATAATCCTGCCGACCCTGGAGGTGCTACTAACTGGGGATGTACTAAAGCTGTATGGGAACAATACATAGGGCATGAAGTTTCAAAAGAAGATATACGCAATCTGACAAAAGAAGACGTTAAGCCACTTTATAAAAGGAACTATTGGGATGCCATACACGGAGATGCTCTTCCTTCGGGACTTGACTATTGCCTTTTTGATTGTGCTATCAATAGTGGTGTTGGCCGTGCAACCAAGTTTATCCAAGAAATTGTGGGTGTTTTTGCTGATGGTGCAATCGGCAATAATACTGTTACTGCTATAAATCAAATGAATACAGTAACAATGATTAATGAGTTTTCGGATAAGCGTCAAGCATTCCTAGAGACACTCAAGACTTTCCCTGTATTTGGCAAAGGTTGGACTAAACGGGTAACTGAAGTTAGAATTAAATCTTTAGAAATGGCGGAATAATATGGCAACTAAACCTGGTTTGTACGCAAACATTCATGCTAAACAAAAACGTATCAAGGCTGGTTCAGGCGAGAAGATGAGAAAGCCTGGAACTAAAGGTGCTCCTACTGCTAAAGCATTCAAAGAGTCCGCTAAGACTGCTAAAAAGTGAGGGGACAGCCTCTCGACTCCCGATTCGTTGATGGTCTAGTTGGAAAGCCACAAAACAACTAGATTAAGCATACCCTCTCGGTGGCTTGACTATTTGATACCCACTTGTTCTCGAATCCACTCTTGAAGTGACTCAAGTTGCTGAGTCGTCATTGCACATTTTTCAACAAATTGTGGGTCGGAGGGCGTTCCATCAACGAAGGGGACGGCTGTGCTGGTGATGGACATTGCACTGCTACTGGCGTTGACGTGCAACCCACCATAGTAAGTATGAATGCGAGCAATACTATTCTTGTAATCATTGGTAATTCTCTCCGTTGTTACTTGTTGTTCCTTGAGGATTTGTTCATTCTTTGCTTCTTGCGCTTTTCCTGCTGCTTCAACACGCTCCTGATATGCCATAAATCGTGAATGCTCAAAGCTATAGCCAAGATACACGCACCCACAAAGTACCAAAGCAACCAATCCAATTTTGACATAATTAATAACCGATAAAGGGAACATTATTGTGGCTCCGCATCTTTTTTCATCATTACAGAAGCACCACCTGCACCAGACACAATGCCTAATGCTTCAGCAAGTTCTCTAAGGCTAACAGTAGTGTGCATTACTTCAAAAGCCGCAATTACGATAACAGCAATAAAACCAAGAAACCAAGTTACTCGACCAATGTCATAAGTTTCATTATCTTTACCAGTTAAAAGGTGTTGGAATATCTGTTTCATTTTTTTGTTGTAATGGTATCTGAACCTTTGGTTATTGTGACTTTATCGCCATCTACAGTAACTGACATTGGGGGTTCTTTATCTGCCAAATGGTCTAGTTTTTCAATTAAATTTTGAATAACGGCAAACTCAGGCTTTTCTTCTTTTTCAGTTGTACCTGATACAGCGTTCATCATATTGATAATAGCCATAATTGCACCACCAGCCATACCAATAACTGCGGCAATTTTAGAAGCGTCTAAAAATATACTAGCGGCAACGCTAATAACAATAATTGCTGTAATGTAAGCCAATCCATGTTGACCAATGGATTTACCAGCTACTTCTTTTGCGGATTCAATTTGTTCGTTCATTTTATTGGAAAGTGTCCTGTACCTGCAGCCCACATTAATAGTGCAACAGCAGCAAAGCCAATGAGTTTGGTAATCCGTTTAACAACAGATTCGCCTACGGAGGTATAAAAATTCTTAATAACTTTTTCGGTAACTCTTTCTACAAGCTCCTCAAGTTGTTCGTCGGTTAATGGTAATTGAGTATTTGACATGATTAGGTAGCTTGGGTTTGTGCAGTTAGTATGCCGTTGGTAAATGTCATGCTTCCGTTGGTGCCGCCAGAAGTTAATTTAGCTGTAGTAATTGTGACAGATAACCCAGTTGGTGTGCCTGTAATTGCTGAATAAGGAATAGTAGTAGAGGCTGTAACTGGCCCTGTGTTATGACCGTATAAATATCCAGTTAATCCTGGAGTTTGAATATTTGATAAATTTGTATTGGCAACGTTACCGCCTGTAATATTGACATTATCATAATTTTGATAAGCCATTGTTCCTAGCTGGTCTAAATTACCATTGGTTTGAGAAAAAATGGTATAAAACCAATCCCTAAATTGTCTAGTATCTAATGCTTGATTGGTTGGAGGAGGGGGAGGAAGCATCTTGATTGGCATTACTCATCCTCTTCCATTTCGTCATAGCACCAATTCTCAGCATATCCATACTTCTGTAAAGCGGGGATTTGATGCTCCATACCCTCACCAATGTCATCCCTTACGTTAATACAGTCAGGAATCTCAATTTTCTTGACGTTTTTATAGGCACGTTCACAGGCTTGTTTAACGGTCTTTCCTACCCCGTTTGCAACGAGTACATAGTCACCTGCCGTCACTAAGCAAGGACGCTCTACAACCCCGTTTTCGTCGTTCTGAGGGGCATTGCCAACCATGACCTCACATAAGGCATAATCTTTTGTTAATTCATCTGGAAGACCATAGATAGGAAATCCTGTATGGTCACGCCCCGTAGTCTTAGACCTAGGGTAATCCCCAATAGGGATAACAATGCCAGTAGCAGTGTCGTAGCTAACTTTGAGAGTATCTTTGCCATCTAATAGGTCACACATCCAATCTACAACAGACCCCTTATGGAGGGCTTGCTGAATGTTAAATAAAGGCCATCCTTTACGCATAGTCCACTCTAATGGGCGTGGCTCACCTTTTTCATCAATAATGAATGCCAAGTCTACATATCCAGTATGTCCGATATAGCATAGGTAGTCTTCAAAGCGTTTGAGGGTGTCATTGAATAGGTTGGACTCGGTGTAATACTTAATGACAGTTCCCTGTTCACCTGTATTACAGCCATAGTTACCTGACATGAGCTTCTTATGCTCAAAGCCTTCTAGGATGTTCTTACCAAATCCATTAGGGCCTATCCAAGCACCTACTCCGAACTCTATTCCTGGGACAAACTCTTGTAGGATGAAATCACGTCGTTTACCAGTTTCTTTCCATCGTTGAAGCATGAAGACCATATCTGCCGCTGATTTAGATACATAAGATAGAGCCTTGTCTGCATCACCACTGGGTTTAGAGACGTATCGTTTGGGATTAGCTTTAACAAAGTCGATAGCACTGTTGTAGTCCTTAAATTCAAATGAAGGAATAACTGATAATCCAGCCTTCTTCATAATGTCTTGACCATAATCACGGTCTAGTTCTAGTTTTGCACCAAGCATATTGGTACCGATAATTGGGTAACCCTCTTCATGGAACTTTTCTAGTTCACGCATTTCAAAAGCGTTATCCGATAATACGATGAGGTCTGCTTGTCTGGCATGGATTTGCCAGTTCTGTACTTGGTCAATCAATCCACGACCAATCTTAGAACGCTCCTGACCGTGTGGACGCACCCATTGTTTTACTTCGTGTCCTTCAGCAAGACAACGAATACCAAAGTCAACCAATGCTCCTGCAGGGTCAAGCAATAATATGCGCATTATTTCATTTTCTTTCTAGTCTTGCCTGAAGGTGGCTTACCTGCTCTAGCTTTAGAAAGAGCAATAGCAACTGCTTGCTTCTGTGGACGACCAGCCTTCACCTCTTTGGAGATGTTAGATGAAATAGTCTTTTGTGATGAACCTGATTTAAGTGGCATATTATTGTCCTTTATATGATTCAACAGTTACTTTACCGCCAGTATACAATGCAAAAGTTCGTAATAATTGTGTTTTCAATCTACGCTCTAATGGCTCTGAATTTCCACCTTCTTTTTGAAGTTTGTCAATTTGCTTAACAATTTTTCTGTATTTATCTAACTCTTTTGGAGTTGCTAAACCAGATGCTTCAAGAAGTTTATCCATTCTTTTAAACTCTGTTTTAATTTCACCAACATTAGTGTTGGCTAATCTTTGTTGAATAGCTTTATCTAAAACAGGTTTAAGGTATGGGTCTTTAGAAATTTGAAGTGCCATTTTCTTGGCTTCTCCAGTTTTTCCGTACTGAGAAATAATATAAGGAATCTTGTCTTTAGCTTCAGCAGTTTTCTCTGCTCTAAATGCTTCACGATATGCTTTTTCAGGAGTGCCTAAATTATTCTTTTCTGCCCATTGAGAAAATGCTTCACGCAAATCTGTTCTGATATTTTTAGCCGTTGCAGCATCAACTGCAGCTTCTCCAGTAGCACCAATTTTTGGTTGCCATTTTCTAATAAGGTCATCTACAGTTTGAGCATATTGTCTTCTTGAAGCAATACTACCCATATCAGTTTCAAGAGCTTGTTTTAAACCTCTTAAATCTGTATTGCTTATTCCGCCAGCATCACGTCCTTTAGCAAGAATTGGCTGTAAATCAGATAAGAACTTTTTGTATTCTGGACTAGAAGAAAATCTATCTTCAGGTCTCATTTTTACAGTTGTTTTATTAACATTAGAATAAAATTCATCACGCAATGCAGTGGATACAGGAACTTCTTTTTTAGTGATTGGGTCTTTAGGTAATTCTTTTGTTATCGTTTCACCAGTAGGCTTTAATGTTGAAGGCTTAATACCAACGCCTGGTACGCTCATATCTGTTCCTGGAACCATTAATTCACGACCAGTTTCAGGAGCCAACACTTCAGTAGGCTTGCCATACCCAAATTTTTGTTTTAATTCTTCTTGAGTTTGTGATTGGAATTTTTTACCAACCTCTCCTTCAACCATTTCTGTTGGTTGACCAAATGCTTGTTTTTGCCTAAACATAGCTTGAGCAGTACGTTGCTCTGGAGTTTGACCTAATGTTCCACCTAATTGTGCAAGTGCAGTAGCACCACGGCCTTGTAATGCGGCAAATGTAGATTTACCAAGTGCTAATACAGATTGAGATAATTTCTGACCAACAATATCACCAGTCAACCCAGAAAGAGCTTGTAATGGTAATGTTACTGCAGGTGGTTGACCAGTTTCTTCTCCATATGCTCCAGTAAGGTATTGCAATGCACTACCAGCGGCACCGCCCATTGCACGAGGAATGGCTGGTACAGCTTCCATACTATAGCCAAGTGCTTTAATATAAGCATTAGGGGCTTTTTGTAATACTTTTGGAAGTCCGTATCCAATTGCAGCACCTACTCCAGTAGATACTCCTAATTCACTGGCACGTTGCCCCATAGGTTTTTGTATTGGAGCAACTGGCTCATACATTTTCCCACCGCTTGCCTCATCCAATTTTTTTGTAAGGTCTGTGGTTAATGCCTGTGGTCTTGTTAATAGAGATTTAATATCAACAATACCACCTTGTTTCAATACTTTTTCAGATACATCACCAATGGCTTTACCAGCCTTTTGCAACATTGATGGCTCTGGAGCCTCTTCCCAATTATCACCAGCAGGAGAGACTGTTACCGAAGCAGATGGAGCATCTTCCCATTGAGCCATTATTATTGTCCTTTTGGTCGTCTAGCAAATTTACCAGTTGCAGGATTAATGCCATATTCATATTTTTCTGGCTCATAAGAACCAAATGCTGTTGTTGCTTGACCTTTAATATCTGGAGCTTTAGATTCAGCAGGTTTTACTTCTTCTGATTTCTTAATGTCCATTCCTTTGATTTCTTCAGGTTTAATACCATACCTAGATTGAAGTTTATCAAGGTCTCCTCTAGCCAATTCTCTATAAACAAATGGAGCAGATTCTGGAGTAAGTCCAGAAGATTTTAATACTTCAGCTTGACGATTCAATTCTGAAATTAATAATCTACCTCCTCCAGATGCTGCTAATGCTCTTTCATTAACAACGTCCAAAACTTTTTTGGCAATTGCTCTTGACCAGTTTATTTCATCTTGGGAAGCATTTTTTGCCTTCATAGACTTTTCAACATCGTTAAGAATCTTGGATTCATTAACAGCACCTTCTTCATCTTTTTCGTAACGAGAAGGTAAATATCTTTCAAATGAATTGATAATTTGCGCTGGAACACCAGTTGATTGTGGGTGCTTTTCAACCAAATCAGCAAGTTCACTTGTTGCTCTAATAGATTGAACAGTTGATGAAACTTTTGGAATCTCTTTACCAGACAACCTTTTAATCCTATCGTCTGGTAAAAATGCTCTTAAACCTTCAACCTGACCTTTAACGTCTGCATATTCTTTACCAACAATAGCACCTAAAATACCAGTCATTTCTTTTTCACGGGCATATTCTCTATTGCGTTGAAATTTTTGGTCTTCTTGTCTACGCAATTCTTCATTTTGTCTATCAATACGAGTTTGGATAGTTTCTGCAGTTTTTTGAGAAGCACGAGGCAATATTTCATCTTTTAAATCAGGAGACCATTTTTCAGGCAACCAAGAAGGTCTATTTTTAAGGCCAGCCCTTTCCATAGCCGCTTTAACTTTTGCATCATATTCTGCTTGGCTTTTAGCTAACGTAGCATTGTATACAAGAGCATCCGTTCCTTCTTGTTTAAAGGTGGCGGCTTTATTTTTAGCTTCCGTCATTGCGGCATCAGCACGACGAGCTTCTTCCATTGCTTTGCTTTGAGCGTTTACATCGCCAGTCAATCCAGCAATCTTTGCTCTTTGTTGAGCTTTATTAAACAGTTGTTGTTCTGTATTGGCTTTTTGCAAATATGTTGATGCTTGACCAGCAAGAGTTTCTTCACCATCTGCAGTTTTTAAATTAAATTTACCGCCAAATGGGTCTACAGCCATTTGTCCTAATGCTTGTGGTTGTCCACCTACAGCACCAATACCACCAGCCATTGCTGGAAGGCCTTTAGCTTCAGCGGCTTGTTCTGCCTGAACTTCTTTTAATCCTTGTGATTGCAATTGATATTGTTGCGATGCAATATCTTCCTGCCTAAATGCTTGAGCAGGGCTTGTTTGCAATACATTAGCTAATTCTGAAAGACTTGCCATATTAACTCACCGAAGGAGATGATTGATTGTATTGGGAATAGAGTGTTTGTAATGGGTTTAGTACGTTTGCTGCACCACCAGCTAACTGTTGTAATCCCAACGCACCTAGACCTGCTTGACCAAAGTTAATACCTTGTTGAGCTTGTGCTGCACCTGCAGGAGCTTGATTAGCACCTGATAATGTGGCTAATAAGTTTTGTTGTTGTTGTAGGCTAGAAGTAGCATATTGTTGACCAAACTGTTGAGCTTGTAACAATCCACCACCTGATACTAAACGACCCTGTGCAGCTTGTTGAGCCTGTTGAGCCTGTAAGCCTTGTTGAAGGTTAAACTGGTATCCAGGAGTGGAAGTAATGGTATTTGGGTTTGCCAGTAAGTTCTGTAACTGGGACGCTGCTTGTGAACGGTATGCTGCGTATGGGTCTGCTACACCTGGCTTAGTTTTTCCACCACCACCCAACAATGATGCAGCTTGTCCTAATTGTCCAATACCGCCTATTAATTGAGCACCAGTCTTGGCGTATCCAGCCAAGTCGCCTAATGTAGTTCCTACTCCACCTTTAGCAACAATGTTACCTGCAGCGTCAAGGATGTTTCCACCTTGAATAGAACCCATTGAACCATCAGCAAGTTGGAATGGGATAGATTCAGCGGCTGAGGCAGCACCTTCTAATTGAGCGGCAGTACCGCCAGCTTGTGCAATTTGCTCTGCAGTTAGTCCAGCTTGAAGTAATTGTTCTCCAGTTGCTCCTGCTGAAATAAGGTCTGTGGCTGAGGCACCTGCAGCTAAAGCCTCTTCAACAGTCATAGCACCTGATGCTACGGCTGCTGCTGCTTCGCCTCCTCCAAATATTGCCCCTCCAATTGCTGCGGTTGATTCTGCCATGATTCTATCCTATTAATTTACCAAACACACGTTCAGTCTGTTTGTATCCTAAACGCTCAAATATTGCACCAACATCTTGGTGTACCTTAGTATTCATTACTAAACGCTGAACACCATAGCTCTTTAGGATTTCCTCGTTCTTAATGAACAATTTTACCCCTGTTGAGCCTTTTCGATAATCTTTAGATATAAAAAATATATCATTTGTAGCTGTTAGACTATCTTTATAGTGCAAGTTGTAGTTAATAATGCAAATACAATAACCTATCAATTTACCGTCATTTCTAGCGGTAATAATTTTCATTACCCCAGCATTGCACAGTTTTTCATACATTTCATAGTTTGGGTTAAGTTTGATAACCTCTTTATTTAAGGCTATCTCTTCCCAATGGTCTTCTAATAAAGGCTTAATTTCGTCAATTACTTGGCTATAAGTCTCTTCTTTATACTCAATCATGAATCCCCCTTTTCGACATCCACTTCAAAATATTCGAGTCTCAAGGGTACATTATCTTGGTGAAGTAAGTCAAACGCTCTTCTACGGCCCTGCCCTAGTCTATGGACTTCGGATTTAGCGGTATTAAGATTGACGTTCTGCCACGCAGAATAGGTTTGGTAATCATCACTGGTATAGCGTAACAGGGCATAAGAATCAATCTTATCGCCTACTACCTGAACGCTTCTCCAAAACTTACGTAGATTATCGCCACCATCTACTAATGGAGTACGAGCTAATACCGCAATTGGATTACCATCGTCTTGATAGGTATTTGGGTCAAACTCATAGACTTTACCGTTAGTCTCATGTTGGAGTAAATCCATGTTTTGATACTTGGTGTAATACTGCCCTTTAAAGTAGCCTTCTACGTTGTTTTCAGTAGAAGTCCAATATGTCCAACCATTTTGAGCAAAGTCATATACTAGGGTATACCCTAAGTCTCTAAGGGTTAATACGTATAGTGAATGTCCTGAAGTCTTAATGCTAAAGGCATAAGCAGATGCAGGATTACAGTTATTGATAATTCTTTCAATATATTGGTTAGAAATGACTTGTGCTGATTGACCAGCCATTGTCATTATTTGGAAGCCCTTTTGGTAGCTTGTAGACATCCAAACAAGGGTATTGTCCATTTGCACTACTGAAGACTTTGCTGCTACACCAAATTTGATTACTGAGTTTTGGTACGGTAAAAATGGACTACCAGGAGAGCTTCCTGCGTCATAAAAGAACTCAATATGGAATGAACCAAATGTAACAATGTAGTTAATTGTCCTACCAATAGCCAATAATGGGTCGGCAGAGGACACTACACCAATGTAGTTAATTGCTTGCCAAGTTGTAGGGTCTTCTACGTTAGAGTTATAAAGTAACCCTTCAGGAGTCCCAACAACATAATACCCATCCACAAACACCGCACCTGGTACAGTAGTAGCAGGATAAGAGGTAGTAAAGGTAAGACTAACGGTTCCAGAAGCTGTAGCATTTTGACTTAAAGTTAAGGCAGTACCAAATATAGTTAAAACATAAGTGCCAAGGGGAACTCCTGTCCCTGTCACAATCTGTCCAACCTGAATTGCAGGATTAGATGCAGATAATGTTACTACGGGGGTACCTGATACAGTAGTACCATTTTGCGTCGTAATGGTGCCTTGTAAATCTAAAATGGTGCTTGTTGCAATGGTATAGACATACCCATGATTGGCATTCTTAAAAAAGACTTGAGTTTGGTCTACCGAGTAAATAAAGTCGTATGACCCCGTGCCATCAACAGGGGTAGCATTAGCCACTCCATTGTCATAGAAGGTAGTTCCAATAATAGTAAGTAAGTGAGTACCAGCGGCAAAGATACCAAGTCCTTCTCCTGCGGTTAGAGTCTGATAGGTTTTGAGTCCTGGGCGTTTAACGGCTGCAATAGACTCTTTTTTCTCTACTTCAATAATCGCATTGCCTAGCTTTGAATCCTTGTTTAAAGTTCCATCACGACTACCAATGTTATGAGCGAGAGGTATACGGCTAATTGCCATAATTAACCCCTAAATCTATAATCAGGTTGGAAAGAAGTAGAAGCCTCTTCTTGGCTCCAATCAGTCATTACTTCTTCATACTTAGCAGCACGTTGAGCTAGTTCAGCACGTACTTGTGCAGGAACACCATACTCAAGAGCTAACTGGTCAGCCAAGCCAAACTTCAATGTATTGAACCATTCAGATGGAAACTGAGGGATTGAAGTAGGGGTTAGGATGTCTGAAATAGGTTGTTGTACTTGTAGGTGGATAGTCCATCCTGCAGCATTTGGGTTATTAAATACATACAGTACGCCATTACCTAACTGTGGGTCGTAATAGACCTGATTAGGAGTGCCAGAAGAGGGTTTATAGCCCTGTTGCATATACTCTTGACGTGAGATGACCTGAAGGGTTGTATCGTTC